CTTCTGTGTGTATATCTTTTGCTGTTAGATTATGCTTTTTAATATGCTGCTTCCAAACTGTTCCAGATCCCATATAATCAAAAACTGTAAAGTTGGGCCTGTTTGCCCGTGTTGTAAATTTGCCTAGGTATTTTAAGCCTAAGGGTGATGTTTTTAAATAAAGATAGTACATAAGCCTTTCTTATAAATAGGCTTAACCTCAGCTTTCCGGCGATCGCTATCACCGCTTCTTGATTTTTGTTATGATCCATGATTATTTATTGTAATATAAAACTTTTCTAAACGTTCGGCAACTGAGCCGGTTAAATTAATTACTGGGATATTAACCTGCTTGATATACTCATCAAACAAATCTACTATCTCATCTCTAAATTGAGTATTGATGCTTCTTACTCCGTCGTCTACTATCTCAAACTCAGGCTTAAGATAAAAAATATAATCGTAACGATCCTTGTAATGATTAAAAACATTAACAGCATAATCAAATACCCACTTCTCTAGATTGCCTTGAAGGTAAAGCCAGTGAGTATAAACTACTCCATCTATAGCGCATCTATCCATAATAGCATTTTCATAAAGAAGGTTTTTAATATGCTCATTCATTATAAGTAACTGCGTAGTATTACTTCCTGCTTCATTTATCTTCAGACCTTTCTTAACCATTCTACGAGTAATCTCATCAATGAATTCGTAGTTGTATCTAAAGTCTTCGTTCGATTTAATAGCATCAAGTAGAGTAGTTTTACCTGTTGATTGAGCTCCTGTGAATGATACTTTCATTACCTAAAGATACGAATTAAAGTTGATTAAAGCCAGTGCCTTGTTAAAAAATCTGCCCATAAGTTAACTGAAGTTTTATGTAGAGTACTAAACATTTCATCTATAGTTAAGTCCTTAATAGAAACTTCAACCTGTCTTAAGATCGGACCTTCATCTACTCCTGCTGTTACTTTGTGAATAACACAGCCGGTAGTCTGTAAATTTAAATCCCAAGCCTTCATCTGAGGATCCTTTCCTTTAAGTTCAGGGTACTTAGTTATCAAGCCTGGATGTCCATTAAACATAGTTGAATATTCTCTAATGATTTCCTTAGGTATAACCCTAAGCCATCCATGTAAAGTAATAACATAAGTATCACCAGGACTAATTGCTTTAGAGAGCACCTCTCTATATTCATCCTCAGTTGGTTTATTGGAGATAAAGGTAACAGGATGATCTTTTAACTTAGCAGTAACAGTCCTCAGATGCTCTGGACGGATATTACTTATAATAGCATCCGGCCAACGACCCATCTGCTCACTTAGTTCAACGATCTCAGATCCAGTCTGTGAGAAGAAAGCAACCCACTTAGCCATTCCACCACTCTTTAAATTGATTGATATTAGTACTTAAAACCCACTTATCGACATCTCCGGCAGGCCAATTAATTAACTCAAATAACTTCTGAGTTTCTTTAGTCATTAATCCTTCAGGAGGATACACAACATCCTTAATAGCATGTACTACTGGGTTAGAGGTATCCATTGAGTAGATCCAATCATACCCTCTATAAAACATACCTTCTTGAGGTAATGCACATCCGAGTAAGTGGTGCGGCTTATCCTTATTAATTACTTTATCTTTTACAAGCATCCCAAGCAAAGCAACTCTGCCCATCATCCAACTAACTAATTTATTAGGATGTGGAACCAGCTGCTCATATAAAGAATAATCAAATGAGATAGCAATCATATCAACTCCAAGGTTATCTAATGCTTGGTAACATTTCATAATTTCATAATAAGTCTTACCCTGAACTACTCCAATTGATTTACCTTCAGTTTTAGATTTATAAGATTCCATCCACTGCATTGCATTGTGTATAGTCTTAGATCTATCCTCTAAAGCATCTGGAATAATATACCAGGTTGGTTTTAGTTTATTAGTCCAATCAGAGAATTGCTGCATATCAAAAGCCTCTCCTAATTCAAAGATTGAGTTATCTAAAATAACTTCTCTGCCTTGATCGATCGCATTAGTAAAAAGCTTATGGTAAGATTCATTCTCCTCTAGTAAATGCACCAAAGCATAATCATAATCAGTCCTAGCTTGAATGGCTTCAAAAAGACCTATAGGAGATTCGTGAGCAATCTTTATCATCTCTGAATACTTAATTCAATATTTTTATAAAACTCTGCTTTAGCTGAATCTTCATTTAAGAAGGCTCCTGAAAGTTTAGCTGTTTGCATAGAAGCTCCTGAATGTTTTACTCCTCTACAGGACACGCAATTATGTGTTGCACTAATCATTACCGCCACTCCTTCATTACCTGTGCATATTTTATCTACTGCATTGTGGATAGCTACTGTTAATTGTTCTTGGATCGAACCACGTCTTCCGAAGTATTCAACAATCCTATTCAATTTTGATAACCCAACTACCTTACCGTCTTTAGATGGAATATAAGCGATACTAACTGTACCCTGGATTGTTTGATGATGGTGAGAACACATTGAAGTAAGTGGAATATTGCTCTCCTGAACTAAGCCATCATATCCATCAGAAGGAAATGCTGTAACTGCATCCATTAGATCGTAGCGGCTTCTCCATAAATCGAAAACATAAGCCTTAGCAACCCTTCTAGGAGTCTCTGAAGAATTAGGATCATTCCTCCAATCACAGCCTAATGCGTCTAAGAACTGACCATAAGCTTTTTCTGCTTTCTCAACCATTTTCCATTTCTCTTTTTCGGTGAACGGATAACCGGGTGCCTTGCCGTTAGCAAAGCCTAAGCCTGCTAATTCAAGACCGTCTGAAAATTCTTTTAAATCCATCTGTATAATATAATATTAATTTTTTAATAATGCAACTTAAATTCCGGAAGCTGTATTCCTTTTAGAATCGTGAATCCTAATATCTGTTTGATAAACAATAGTATTAATAGGATGCTTAGTTCTATCACAAAACATATTAGTTTTATAATAATAAACCGGACCTTCATATTCGTAAGTCTCATTCTCAACAAGAGGATTCCCAAGCTCAACCTTAGTAGGTCTAGTTATTCTTCTAGGACCATTATAAGATCTGAAATTAATTTCTAAGGTCCTATTCCAATTACCGCTCGGTAGTTGAATCTCACAAGCCCAAGCAGTATTAAAATCGTATTCTAATTTACCAGTATTACCTCTTTTTTCTCCCATACCTAAAGATACGAACTATTCAGGCAATAAGCCAGCCTTTTCTATCTCAGTCCAAACTCTAACCTTCCAAAGGTCAACGGTTGCTCCTTCAATAAACGATTCACCTCTCATAGTTGCTTTTGATAACTGCACAATGCACATATCAAACATTCTATCTGCTAAGGTTAGATTACCTTCTTTAACGTTCTTCTTTCCTAATTTAAATTTTTCCTTGATTGTCATAACTTTTTTTTATTTTCTTTTTAGTTTTGTTTTCTTTTTCTCGTTCCTCAATCACAAGCTGGATATCTAAAGATATCAGCATGCACATTGCTTTAACTTGTGCCGGATAATACTGCATCATCTCCAGCAGCACTCCCTGATCCATTGAATCAAAAAACTCAGATGGATCGGAGAAGTCCTGTTGCTTCTTCTTAGTCTTCCTCATCTACTGGGATAACTGTCTTCTTAGGTTTAACCCTTCTTTTTAGATCTTCTAAATAGATTTTTAAGACTTGTAGCTTCTGTTGGTTTGTTGATTTGCTCATATTAAAATAATTCTTTTAAGTGTTCTCTCTGTACTACTTCTTTTAATCTCTGGGAGTAGTTTGATCCTTCTGCATAAGATGCATCAAGGGCTGCATAATAATATTCTTCAGTACCTACTCCTCCGAGGTATCTGCATTGATAAAAGGCGTAATCGTAAACCGATTCCTGCCAGGTAGTATAGTAAGCATGATTGAGATTAGTACCTTGAGCGGTATTAATCCTTGCTCCTGCTTGCTTCATTCCAAATAGATTATGATTCTGCTTGAAGACATCACTCTTCCAATGGCCGGTCTCAAGTATTGATTGTGCTATTACAATATGTGGATACTTAATGCTTAAATCCTTCAGCAGAGTAACTAACTTATCTTTAGTAAATTTATTCTCCTGTGCTCGTAAATCAACAACAATCATCTCTTTCTCTAAAGTTGAGAGCTGTTTGATTGCTGTTAGTCTACCAATGATGAAGGTTAATGTTATTAAAATTAATACTGTAGTTAAGCTGATGTAAAACTTTTTTAAGTCTTTTACTAGTTGTAGTTGGTCTGGATCAAATTTATAAAACATAACTTATTTCTATTATACCTAAATATACGAACTTTAATTTTAAAAAGCAACTAAAATAAATCTAGAGGATTCTTTTTTAATTTATAACCTTTCAGCTTCTGGTTTATTTCATCCTGCTTAAGAAGCTGACTAGCCATTCTTTCTAGATGCTTTCTCTTCTCTTCTTCCTTATTCTCAATAATCTTATCGTGCTTTTCTTTCTTCATATGTGACTTATAAAATCTTCCTCAGGCGGTTGCTCTTCTGTTAAGCCAAGTTCTTTTAATCTCTGAAGTTGGTATTCATCAAGCTCCCATTCTGGTTCTTCTTGTTTATAAATAGTAAGATGATCTTCAAGTCCTTGAATTTGTCTATTATCAAACACATCACCGACTGTAAGGAAATAACAGTTGTAGCAAAGTAATTCAAGGTTCTCCACCCTGTAATTCTTTTTGTTAGCATCTCTAAAATGCATCAATAAAGGCATCTTATAATCCAAGACTCTTCTCTCTTGAAAAGAGCAGCGGTTGCATTTCTCAAGTAGGTATCCTTCTGTGATTAATTTATTTTTAATCTTCTCAGGGGTAAAGGAATGCGGTGAAGCATTGCCTTCAATAATTTCTTTTAAGGAAGGCTCCCCTGATTTACCTGCCAGGAACTTTGGAATGCCTATACCGGATTGATTCTTATGCTTCTCAAAAAGAGACAGCCCAGTCTCTTCATCCTTATACTCCCTTGCATATTTTTTATAATGCACAAAGGAGACAGAAAGGTACCGGGCTGCTGCTCGATTAGACTTCGTCCGCGACATTGCCGACAAAATCATATCCTTTGAGAGAAACTTAATCTTCACCATCTTCTACCGGACTATCTTCAGGGAAGACAAAGCCCATATGCTGATCTTTTCCGAAGATATGCTCATACTCATCTGCTTCCATAATAATCAGATCGTTAAAAGTATCCTCTCCTTCACCCTTAACAACCGTCACCGATCGCTTCATCCTGGAGTTAGAACAACTAACACAGGTGGTTGCTCCCGGAAGGGCTTTCAAACGTCCCTCCGGGATCTCTTCTTTACATTTACTACATTGTACTATCATAACTTATTATTTATTTCTATTATAACCTAAAGATACGAACCGGGATTCAGATAAGCAACTATTATATATCGAATTTAAAAACAATATACTCATAAAGATCACCCGGTGTTTCAAATTTGTATTGATCACCATCCTCATCTTCCCAGGCTATTATCTCTCCGGCAGCATTCTTTCTTTCATAAACATACCACCAAAGTATATCAGCAACCTCTTCCGTGAATGCAAAAGCAAGTATCTCACCCATCATATCCCAGTAGGGCTCCACAATAGAGGTAGTATCTATTTTAGTTAATTCAAAAATCTTATGCTCATTCTGAGCTAATTTTTCAATCTTAGATAGTATCTTAGTGAAGAGTTTCTTCTCTTCTTTTAGAATCTTATCCTCAGTTACGTCAATGACTTTAAACTTAACCTTGAAGGTCTCATCTAATGCTTTTTTAATTAGTTCAAAACTTTCCATCTGTTATTGGTGTTATGTTAAATAAATCCACAAAGACATTCACAGTAAGTCCTTTCATGGCTGCAAAGAAGATTGCTGCATCTTGTGAACTCTGGAATATTCCTAAATTGATGATCTCCCGGCTAGGGTCGTTCTTGCTGTAAAATCCAAATTTCATAATTTGTCTATCAGTGCTTTGATCTCTATACACTTTAAATAGTCCTCCTCTTGTTCATAAATATTTAAAATAGTATTAAGGATTTTTTTATATTGCTTTTTTTCAATTGCAAGATCTAAATTGTAGTAAACCAATCTGAATAGAGACAATTCAGGTCTGTCGGTTAGAACTGCTTCAGACACTCTCTCTAGTACTTCTGTCTTAATTATAGTTTGGAATTCTGGAGACTGTAATGTATCGTAGAATTGATCTTTGATGTCTTCCTCTTCCTCAAAGTACACCTCAAGGTGAATTGGTATATCTATTTTTTTCATAGTATAAATTTTAAATTAGTTTCTGGATGAGAATAAATATAACTGTTCCATTTGTATTTTGCATACTCGTGTCCTTTTTGTTCTGCTTGCAGTCTTTTTTCACCGTTGGTTGAAATCGAAGCAAAATGGTAAAAATGAGAATTGTATGTTCTAATCATTTTTAAGTCTGATATAGCACATTTTAAAAAGAAATCCCAATCAGCTACCATACCTGCTTCGTAATTTTCATCCCACCCACCTAATCTTATATAATCGTATTTGTTCATAAAGATTGGTAGAGTTGATCCTGATTCTTCTGTTTTACCTTCTCTGATTGAATTTTCATAATCCCAATAAGCTTGCAGGTCAAACGTTTTAGGATCTTTTCCTAAATCTTTAATGTGGAATTGTCTAAATATAGAGGGAGTAGGCTCGATTTGATTTGGAGCTAATACATATCCGGGTTTATATTCTTCAAGTAACACTTGATCCCATACATCCGGAAAGACATTATCATCATTTACAATCAGAATCTTATCAAACTTAGCATTATAAACTCCTAAGTTAATCGCCCGGCAAAGCCCAACATTCTCTTCTAAAACTAGAATCTCAATAGACTCTTCATACTTGTCAAGAACCTCTTTATTAACCTCGTAGAACCCATCTACCACTACTATAATCTGGTTATTTCGCCTCTGTCCATTAATAGCTGATTTCAAACATAAGTCAAGCACTTCAGGCTCTTTGTACGTAGGGATGATTACTGATATCATATCATGCTCCAATCTGTTAATGGTGATAACCAAGCTGTCTCTCCGTGAGTTGCGTAGCCGGGAATAGAGCTTATCAGTAACTCTCCCTGCTCTCTTAAATCTAAAAACATTTTGAAATCTTCTGGATAAGTTCCTTGGGTATATTTTCGAAGGGTTGGTTCTGTTTTTACTAAATTTTTCACAGTGCTTGCAAAGGTCATCGTAGTTGAGTTTGTTATTTTCCAATGAGTTGATTCTGTTAAATATACTCTAGTATCTTCTGCTCCCCCTTCACAGTATGGATTACCTCCTTGACTTGGTGGTAGATACTTATCCGGATGATCGTATAAAGATACGAACGAAGCTCCTAATTCCAAACCTTCTAGAATAATTCTATCTGAGTTTGGTTTATGTAGATAATCATTCTCTAGGAAGTAAACAACCTCCTCATTTGTTAACTGCAATGCTTCATCTAAAGCTAGATTAAAAGTTCCAGCACCATGACCAATAGAGACGTCCTTAATAAACTTTTCAGAGATGTGTTTCTTAATCATAGTTCGAGTCTCTTCTGAGATATTATCCGCCAAGATAACCCAATTGTGTTCAAACCAAGGGAAGGTTTGAATAGCATTTAGTAAACAAGCTTCATTGTTTATATAGTTAGGCTTTACTTTATTATAGCCTGAGTCAGATATCCTATAAATTATTTTCATAAGTTAAAATGTTTTAGTATTAGTTTAATCATCTGGTCTGTTTGTTCGTATTGATCTTTATCTGCTTGATGCATCTCATCAAGGAGTTTACCTGTTGTCTGATTTGCATGTTCAAGATCATCAAGACCGTAAGCTACTCCAAGTTTAAATACCTTAGCTTCTTCTTTTGTTAAATCTTTATAAGGTACAATAACTGATTCACATCCGCATGCAACTGCAATAACACTTAGGTAAGTTTCTAAATCATAGGAATAGAACCTTTTGGATTTGTTAAATATCTGCAGGAGTTCCTCATCAGAGATTGTGAATGGAATCTCAATTGCATCTGGTGGGTGTATTATATTCAAGTTACTTACCTCGTGATGTTTCTTCCTATAAGTAAAACAAGCCTCAGTATCCCTCTCCAAGTTTAAATCCTTAAAATAGTTTAATTTAGTTTCTCGGATAGTTAATATATTCTTATCTCGTAACCCATCATACCATAAGTCATCATGGTATAACCAAAAATCACTATCTTCCCAGCTTGCCATATAATTATCATACTCAGGTAAATGGTATCGATTTAAAATATACCTAACAACATTTTTCACCCCTGCCGGGTTGCCTGGTTGTATTTCTGGGTAGATCACAATATCATTCTCAGGATTTATTTCAGATAGTATTTGAGATTTATACTCCGGGTTTACTGTATAGTAAGGACCTTCAGCAAACCTGCCGAAAGGGTAAAGGTAGGCATCGTATCCTAATGTTAATAATATATCGCAGAGTTTATGCAATACTACTACCCCTCCAATAGAAGGAGAGTAAGATGGGCTAGTTATTACTATTCGTGTCATTTTAAAAGTTGTTCTATTCTTATCTTAGCATAATCAAAAACCTTAGCTTTAAACAGCTCTCTTTGATCTGGGATTGTCTTTAAAGATAAGAACTTTTTATAATAATTGCCAAATCCTTCTTGTAAAGCCCCTGTAGAGTATTCGAAGATTGTCCTACCTTCTAGTAAATATTGTTGGAAGTCTCCTCCGTGAGCTTTAAAAGCACCTGTTACTATTAGTGTATACCAATCCCAGGAACCGTATCCCTCCCATTCATCCCAGACTGGAACTAATTTTTCATAAAAGGCTTTATTGTATAAATCAAACCATCCTGCATACTTACTGTATGTGATTGGTTTTAAGGTTAGCTCTGATGTGCTGTAGGTATCATTATGTATTATATCATAGCTATCAATTTCGTACCAGGTATCATAAGGAACATCCTTGTATAGCGGATTCACCAAATCATCCCAGCTTGTATCCCAGAGTTTAGATATTTGTGGAGTTATAACAAAATACTCATTAGTTACCTGCCCGGCTGCTTGAATCATTGTACCTAATAGTGTTTCGTTAAAATACATATCCGGACAGAAAACTATGTAATGATCAACTTCTTCTGAGATTGCTTCTCTCTGTAGATTTAAATGCCCGTATAATTTATCTCCTTCGTAGGTTCTTTTTATGTGAGTATAATCTACTAGTAGTTTTGATATTTGATCGTATTTTTCTATAAAGAATGCTTTAGGTAGTTCTGAGGATTCCCAATCTAGTATATATGTAGACAAGTTTAAGACTGTCTCGATCTGAATATTTACCCCTTCTGGCAAATGGTATTTTGATTTTTTTAATTGTGCGAAGGATAGATGTGCATAATCTATCTCCCAAGGCATTATATGGTAAAGTATTTTAATATTCATTTTGTACTTTAATATAAGTGTTTTTTATCCCTTGTTCCAATCCTACATAATTTATTTTTAGGTCTGCAAATTCTCCAGTATAACTCGGGTGATTATTTATATCCTCTAATAGGATTTCTGTTTTATAATCTGTTAAGTTATTAATAAGGTTCCCTACTTCAGATAAAGTTTTTTTATCTTTGTAAACACAATCAATCTCAGCCGGAGGAGCTTCAGTTTCTAGATAATAATCCACAACTGATATTAGATCCTGCATATAAAAAAAATCCATAAACTTGCTTGCATGTATTATTATAGATTCTTTTTGAAGGTATTTTCTTATATTTGATTTAATGAATCTGGTTTCTAGTTCGTTTTCATCAAACACAGCAAAGATTCTTAAGTTATAAAAAGTAGCTTGCCCTTTAATAGATTCTCTGATTACCTTCTTACTAAATCCGTAAGGGGTTGTTAATGTATCAGCTCCGGATCCAAAATGTAAAAGTTTACCAAACCCTCTTTTATTTGCAAGGAGGTTGTAGTACATTTGTAGATTGCTATCGAGCACTTCAGGGGTATCTTGTACTAATCTATGCCCTCCTTCAACTGCACAATGTAGGACTGCATCGAAGTAATTATCCTCAAAAAATTCACTAACCTCAGTACTATCAGTCAAATTAATATCTTGACGAGTTAATGTAGTTATTGAATGTTTATCTTTTAAATTAGCAGCTAAAGATTTACCTACATACCCATTAGCACCTGTAACTAGAAGCCTCATTTTTATCTTTTGATCTGTTTAGACTTTTCACTAATATCTATAAGCATTTCTTTCTTTAATGTATCAAAAGAGACAAGCGGGGACATTTCCTCAATAGGTGGTGCAAAGATTGAATCATCAGAAGCTACAGCCACGCCTTTAACTTTTGGAATAAAATCCTGTTCCGGATCCATAAATACTTCAATTAAACACGGACCTGTTGGGTAGTCTATTGTATCTAGATCTTCTAACCTATTTACGCTTAAGTAAGGTAAATCAAATCCATAAGCTAATTTTTTAAAATCAGGAAGTACGATCCCAGTAGCTTTGTTGACAGCATTATACTTTCCTTTGAATAACATTTTTTGAGTATGTTTGATCATAAGGTATCCATCATTGTTAAATACAAAGATCTTAACAGGCAGCTGGTGCTGAACAATGGTCTGTATCTCCTGTAAGTTCATCATGATACCACCATCACAGTTTAAGCAAGTGATAGACTTAGAAGGTTCAGCGAATGCTGCTCCAATTGCTAGAGGTAGTCCAACTCCCATCTCACCTAAACCCTGGCTTGTAAACATGGTTTGATTCTCTTTTAAGTCACAGGCCTGATGTCCGCTTAGTAACCCTGTCCCCATATCAGTAACTATTATCTCAGTATCTGATAAGGTCTGGGTAAGTTTATTGACGAAACTATAAGAATTAACATACTTGTCGTTTTTATAATCTTCACTCAGTATTGGATAGTCTTCCCGGTATTTATTGCATCTATCCACCCAGTTGTTAATCTGATTAAGTTTTAGGTTAGAGAGTGTTTCTAATAAAGCATCTAAAACCATACCGCAGTCGTGGTTGTATTTTATTGTTCGTGGATGTTTATACAATTCATCTTCATCAATATCAATTACTACAATCTTAGCATGTCTGGCAAATTGACTAAAATCATAACCTACTTGCGGGAGTGCTAACCTACTTCCGAAAACAATTACTAAATCACTATTCTGAACTATAAAATTAGCTGCTCTTTGTCCATACAGGCCAAATCTACCAAAATGACTTTTGTGTTGAGTAGGTAGTAAATCAATACCTGACCAACTTAGTAAGGTTGGTATCCCGGTAGCGTTAATAAACTGCTGAAATTTAGCCTTACTTCCGCTCAACTTAACTCCCATTCCTCCCAATATCACCGGTCTTTCGGAGTTACTAAGTAGGTTAATGATATCATCAGCGTGAGAATAAGCATCGGTAACTCTTATTGATTTTAGGTTTATATGCTTCCAATCTCTTTTCTCTATTTGTTTTGATTGAATATCAAACGGAATATCTAACCAAGTAGGGCCAGGTCTTCCAGATACGCTTATATTATAAAGTGTCTCTAATTCATCTTGAATAATTTCTGGATCTAGAACCACATTACTATATTTAGTAACATCCTGAACCATTTTATAAGCATGAAAGCCTTGTGTGCCAAACATACGAAAGCCATCGTGTGCTTTTAAATACCCGCTTGATTCTTGACCTGAAATAATGAAGCCTGGTATTGAATCAGCCCAGTTGCTAACAACACCTGTTACGGCGTTACTAGCTCCTGCACCTGCTGTTACAATAGCAGCACTTATTCTTCCTGATGCTCGGTAATAAGCACCCATTGCCATTACAGCAGCTTGTTCATGATGAGTACAGATTATTTTTGTATAACCTAGCTTTTCAATCGAATCAAAGATGTGAGAATTAGCTGAGCCGATTATCCCGAAGACTGTATCGATTTTTTTCTCTTTGAGAAACTCAGCAATAAGATCACTTATTTTTACCATACAAAAGTATTCTTGCAATGCTTAACAATACCTACCAATTCTTCATCAAAGCAAGCCTGTGGTTCCCATCCTAACATTCTTAATTTATTATCGTCTAAAGCATATCGAACATCTTGACCAGCTCTAGAGTAGGAGAAGTCACAATACTTATGAAGATTTATTTTATTTGGTGTTAGGGTGTTAACATATAGTTCAATAATTTTCTCTACTGTATCTACATTTGATTGTTCAAAACCTCCGCATATGTTGTAAATTTCATTCTTAACACCTGCTTCAATAATCGTGATAATTGCATTAGCAGTATCTTTTGCATGAAGCCAGTTACGTACCGGTGTACCACTATTATGCAATGGAATCTTTCTGCCTAGCTTTAAATACTTACAAGCCTTAGGTATTAGTTTTTCCACGTACTGACCGACGCCGTAGTTGTTTGTAGGTCTAACAATCACATAGGGAAGGTTATAAGTTCTACCCCAAGCTAATACTAGCATATCAGCTGCTGCTTTTGAAGCAGAGTATGGATTAGAGGGTTTCAACAAATCAGTCTCAATATGAGCTCCTGATTCAATATCGCCATAAACTTCGTCAGTACTAAAATGCAGTAAGGTTGGTACTTGCTGTCCTTCTTGACGGTGATTCCTAATTAACTCTAATAGGTTGTGAACTCCGTTTATGTTAGAATGTATAAAATCATCACTATGCACAATACTATTACCAACATGTGTTTCAGCAGCAGTATTGATTATATAATCACAATCGTATAAGAATTCTAAATCGTAAATATCTCTTTGTTCAAATTCAAAATTTGAATATTGAGAAAACTCACCTAAGAGTTCTTCATTAGCAGCATAAGTTATTTTATCAATACCTCTTACATACCATCCTTTTCTTAAACATTCTCTTGTTACATAGGATCCTATAAACCCTAAACATCCTGTTACGTAAACTACTTTCATTTTTATAATATAAGTTTTTTTTCTAAGTTAACCAACTTAGATTATTAATTTGTTTATTTAAATACCAGTGTATGTTATCTGAGTATTGTTCCTCTCCTATGCAATGTGCTGTATCCATAGTATCTGGCAGCTCTATTAAACGAGGTGCGTCTAATGCGTGAGCCATTGCTGCTGGTGCTGTTAAGTTACTAATAAACAAAGCACAAGAATTTATAGCGGTTAACCATTCATCTAATGTTGTGACTTTATAAAACGGCATACTATCCTTATAAGGAAAATTCTCATAGTCCTTTGGGTTAGCTGAAATGAAGACGAGCTTACCTCTATACTCTGTTAGTATTTGTTCATAGATAAAATCAGGATTAATCCTTGTTGTATATTTTCTATGTACAAAAACAGTATCAGATAAAGTAGGGTCGGTTTGTTTATAATCTAACCAACGGTACTGCTCCGGAACATTAAAATTAAAAGTATTAGCGTATAGGTCCGACCAGCATTTCCTATATAGGTATGGAGATCTAATATACTCTCCTAAGTCGATATAACCCTTGTTTTTAATTTCTGGGTTTTTTATTTCAATAGGAGTATTTTGAGCAGGTGTCTGTACCGGGTCAAGGTAGTAATCAGTCAGAATATTTAAACTATTAATATAATCCTGCTGTATTAATATTGGGTATAATTCTTTATATGTATTTTCTATCCCAAACTCCCACCCTATGTCGTAGAGGTACAGGTCTGCTTTAGCATTTTCTTTCAGACAAATACCTCTAACAGCGTACAATGCATGTAAAAAATCACCTAGCTTACCTCCGGAGAGGAAGTTCAGAGTCTTATTTACCATACATTTTAGTTGCTCCTTGTTTATAAAGCTTTTGGATTTTACCGGTAGAAACCATTTCGTTTATTGATTCATCGATTTCCTGAATCAGATCTGTTCTCAAGCTGTTAACAACATTAGTAACTCGGGTTGCATCTGCTATTTGTTTGTCGGTAGCATTTTTATCTCGTTTAATATCTTCTGCCATCCAAATTCTGATGTTTGCTATCGTTAATTTATCAACTAAATTGCCTATTGTTTCCATAGTTTATTTTTCTATTATTTCAAATTTAGGACAAGGTACAATGAATTTACCACCTGAGTTTAAGAAATCCTGCTCTCTTGAAACAAACTCGCTAATAAAGTGCCAGGGAAGTACTAGTAAGTAATCAGGCTTAGCTGCTCTCATTTCATCTTCTGAGATGATTGGAATGTTTGATCCAATTGTTTTTAATCCAAACTTATAAGGACTGCGTTCGGCAATAGCTGTAATCAAAGTATGATCTAATTCAAAGTACTGAAGTAGTGTATTTCCTTTTGTTGATGCACCGTAACCGTAAATTGTTTTTCCTTTTGCTACTTCTGCTTTAATAAAAGATACTGTCTGCTCTTTTAAAGCATCAATCTGATTTTGATATTTAACCCATACCTCCGGAGATTCAATATTAATTTTTTCTTCTAGAGATAATATAGATTTAATTCGGTAATTGTAAACATCCCTTAGTGGTGAAGTTCCGAACGAAGTAACATCAGCATTATCTTTTTGTACGTAGATACGGAAGCTACCACCGTTAACATCGTTTAATTCACAATCAAGAATCTTCAATCCATGTTTACTAAATAGATTCATAACTGTCTTTAATGAATAATAGTAGCGATGTTCATGACAGATATTATCAAATGCAAGCTGTTGGATCATTAAAGGAGTATAACTCAACTGTAATACCCAAACTCCGTTATCATCTAAGATCTTTGTAATATCGTTTACAAATGAATTTGGATCAGATAGGTCATAAAACATTGCAATAGTTGTAATTACTTTTGCTTTTTTATCTCCATGACCGGTTCTTTGATAAGCATCATAAGAAAAATAGTCCTGAATGACTGTACCATGTTTAGAAGATTCTTCATAAAAAGAATCGTCACAAGGATCAATTCCTAACTTAATAAATTCGTTAGGTATTTGTCTGAGCATTGTACCGTCGTTACAAGCAATATCCAACCATACATCCCCTTGCTTATATTTAATACGAGAAGTAATCTCATTAACGATGTTACCCAACTCCTTAGTCATAGTAGCATTAATACCGGAACGATACCAATACTTACCCCACATTGTTTCGTTGGGAGCATCTTCTACTAATCTAACAGCACCTGTGCTTTCTTCTATTTGCAAATCTAGGCTGTATTTGTTTCTGCCTTCATAATCTGTTTCGTCTTTAATAAAATCTGAAACGTAGTGTGAGTTTAACTTTAATACTGTATTTGTTTTCATTTCTTTAAATCGTGGTTAACCATTCTTGTAATCATTTCTTCGAAGGAGGTTTTAGGAGCCCATCCTAGATAATTGTTTATTTTACTGTAGTCTCCTTTTATACCCTGAATGTCGTTATTACGGATAAACTTTGGATTAATTGTAATATAGTTATTGTAGTTAGTTATTCCAACTGCTTTGAAAGCAACCTCTAACAAATACCTTAATGAATGAGATTGGTTAGTTGAAATAACAAAATCTTCTGGGGTATCATTCTGTAACATTAACCACATAGCTTCAACAAAATCAGGAGCGTATCCCCAGTCTCTTGTAATATCTAAATTGCCTAATTCAATAGAGTTTATTTCTCCTTTAGCTATTCTAGCTACTCCATTAGTAATTTTTCTGGTAACAAACTCCAAGCCTCTTCTTTCTGATTCATGATTGAAGCTGATCCCATTACAGGCAAACAAGCCATAAGACTCTCTATAGTTCCTAATGATCCATTGAGCGTATAACTTAGCTACTCCGTAAGGAGTTTTAGGGTAAGGGAAAGTTTCCTCTGTAATAGTTATGTTGCTTAAGTTTCCATAAATTTCACTGCTGCTGGCTTGGTAGTATTTTATAGCTGGGTTTATGTTCTTAATACATTCTAATATTCTTAATGCTCCTACTCCGTTAACGTTGGCGGTATATTCTGGTGTCATCCAACTATTTGGAGAAAAAGATACACCGCCAAAGTTATAAATCTCATCCGGATTAGCTTGAGTAACAGCGTTATGTAGAGATGCTTGATCGTTAACGTCTGCTTGTAGAACTTTTATTCTAATATCTAAAGCATACTTTTTAGTTAAATCTCGAGTAGTACCGTAAACAGTATAGCCTTTGTTTAAAAGAAAATCGGCCATGTGACTACCCACCATCCCTGTAATCCCGGTTATTAGAGCTCTTTTAGTCAAGGTAAGAATTACTTGTTAAAAAATTCTTTAATTTTATCACAAACGTAATCAACATCCTCGATAGTCATTCCGTGGTGTGCACCTAATAAAAAGCCATCTTTCATAATAGTATCTGAATTAATAAATTCTTGCAGATATTCTCTATATACTGGATGACGAGTAACGTTACCAGCAAAAGTAACACGGGTCTGTATATTATTATCTTCTAAGAAGCTAAGTAATTCATAACGTCTTTCTGTCTGTAAAGGAATAGCTAACCAATTAGGCTTAATAGAATCATCAGGTAAAATAATTTTTTCAACATCCTTAAGGTTCTCTAAATATCTTTCAATGTTTGCTCTTCTGATTCCTTCAAAGTCTTTAAATCGTTCTAATTGAACTAACCCGAAAGCAGCATTCATTTCAGATGATTTAAAATTATAACCCAATACTCCGTAAAGGAACTTATGATCATATGGAATACCATCAACACTATGGTTGAATCTATCAGCCATAATCTCAGAATTGTCTCCCATCCGGCCCCAATCTCTAAACTGAAGGCATACATCGCGTAATTCTTTATTGTTAAACAGTACCATCCCTCCAGCACCGCCGGCTGTAATTACATGTGATGCATAGAAACTAGTTGTAGCAATATCTGTCTCAGAAGTATAAGTAACTGTATCTGCTGAGTCTTCAATAAGAATAATGTCTTCACGTCCCATAGCAGTTAATCCTTCTTTAATTGCTTTCCAATCTGGTTTATTACCAATTAAATTAGGAATCATAAGCACTTTCACCTCCTCAGTAATAGCCGCTAATACCTCCTCTACATTAGCTACATATGTATTTAAATCCACATCTACAAATACAGGCACTAGACCTAATTGTATAATGGGTGCTAGTGTTGTTGAGAACGTACATGCAGGAGTAAGCACCTTAGTTCCCTTAGGTAGCTTCAGACATGCTAGAGCTAATAAGCAAGCTGATGAACCTGAATTAACGAATACTCCGTATTTTTTACCGAAGTGCTTTGCAATCTTTTCTTCAAACTCAATTGACTTAGGTCCAAAGCCAGCTAACCATCCTGAGCGTAGACATTCTACAACTGCTTGAATTTCTTCTTCTCCGTAAGATTCAAACTTATTAGGAGCATACCATATTTTTCTCATATTAATTTATTTTGTTTAAAAATTTCTGCTATTGTATTAACTATATTCTCTTCGTAATTTACGAACTGTTTAGCTAAAATCCAATTTCTTTCTATACTTTCTTTCTTAGATTCGTAGAATTCTTCTGTTAAATTATTACATACGTGAATTAAATCGTCTATATTACTAACCATCAATATCCCGTCCATATCAAAAAAGTCTCCTATATTAGAACAACCCCAATATACCGGTACAGTCTTTAGTAAAAAACAGTCTAATATTTTTTCACTGAAATAGTTTCTGTGTGAAACATTCTCTATAACTACACCGAATTGAGAATCACTAAAGATAAATTCTTTACCTACTCTGGCGTCCTCTATGTTATTTCTATCACCGTAAGTCTCGTAGAACTTAGTAGGTGTTTTAAGTTCATCCACTCTAGCTGTTATTTCATGCCTTAAGGAATGCCCGTATGTTTTTAAAAGTTTACCTTGTAGGTGAGCTAATTTAAACTCTTTAGTATGTTCTTTCTCATACTGGTCTGGTTTTAACCAAGTATGACCAAAAGGTAGAAGTAAAGCATTATCGCAATTATTTAATACCTTATCATCCCAGGTTAATATAACAGAAAATAAATCCTTATTCTGTATAACCCAATCATGTAAGCCGAAATATTCATTCGGTTCTTGAAATGCTATTATGTTAATACTAGATAAATCTTCCTGATTTTGAGGTATGTCTTCAACAAATAATGAAAAATCTAAATGTTGTAAGTGCTGTAATTTTTCTTGAAATACTGTCTCATCAAAATGCTTTACCTTTAATTTCATAGTGTGTTATAATAATCGTTTTGTTTTTCTTGTTTTTCAATTGTTTTAGGATGTATTAGAGATAATTCATCCACGGCAGGTAATGCTGTATATTGTTTATGACCTTCAATCACCTCATGGACTTTATTCTTCCATTTGATATAAGGAACGTTTCTATAGATTCTAGTCTGGTAATCAGGGTAGTTAACCTTCCCGTTCTCAACTCTCCAGCCCCATCTCTGTATATGCTCCTGGGTGTGACCACTTACGGTATTAATCCTAGGAACATAATACAGATCAACTTCGGGATTAGATTCTAAGATAAGCGGCAGGGATTCAAACATTTCTTCTGATAGTAATTCATCAGCATCAATCTGAAATATAAAATCTCCGGAGCATAGAAAGTTTAGTTTATTTTTCCAATCTGCAAAATGACCGTTGAAATTGTCCCAAACTAATTTGATTCCTTTAATTGATTGTAAATAGTCAAATACTTCTTTCGTTCCATTATTATCATATAAAACAACTACCTCATCTTGAGAACGTTTAAATTCCAGAAGTTGAGGTATTAGTTTTTGAATCTCATCGATTTCGTTAAAAGCAGTTACCGCATAACTAATTTTCATACTATAAAGATAAGAACTAAGCTGTTAAAAAGCCAATATAATCTAAAGCTTCCATGAAATCTTTTTCTGTAAAATAGACTTGGTTAGCCATATCCATTTTATATTCGGTCTTAAGATTAGGATTCCTCTTCTTATCTTCTTTTGTTCTTTTGATTGCTTTAACAGCAGCCCATCGCCAGTCTTTCCCGCTTGGTCCGTAAGCGAAGATCATTCCTTTCTCAGCATCATTAATCCAGCTAGGCATCCACATCTTACCTGTCTTGTCTTTAAAAAGTAAGTCTTTATATAGTTCAGGTAAGTTCTCTATCTGCTGATTCATAAATTCAGACCCCTCTGTCATTAGGGTGTTGCTTTGAAAGCCGCACCCATAACAGAAGTGATTTGTAATTTCAGGAGTTACCTCTTGTACGTAACAGGCATCAGAGCCGCATCTATCACAAATTGTTAATTTATCCATTTAGATCTTTTTTAACTTTGGTAATTCAATTTTCTTTAATTGAGGTAGTTGTATCTTAACCTCCTTAGGGAATTCAGGTATTAGAGCGGTTAGACGTTTATCAATCAATTCTTTCATCTTCTCGTATGAGAACTCAGTTTTTGACTTGTAAGCCTGTCTAACGGCCTTCTCTTGATACTTCTTGTAATTCTCAAATACATCCTTGAGGTATTGACCAACCTGTCCGTTATCAGGGGTAAACCATTTAGCTTCTTTCAATAAAAATTGGTTAGCAGCTGAAGGATGTACCGGTGTTAGCTCACCTGTAAGTAAGGTTGTGAATTCCGGATTAAGATAATCTAATTGTCCAGACCAGCCTGAGGTAATGATCGGCTTTTTAACTAAGGAGAATTCAAGTAAAGGTCTTCCAAATCCTTCTCCTTTAGTTAGATTGATCATTGCTTTAACTTTTGAATGATTATAAATTTCATTCATCTCCTGGTCTGTAAATTCACCATGAAGCAAATAAACGTTAGGAAGATTCTTAGAATTAACTGTTGCTTTAATCTGAGCAATCCTTTTTAGTATCTCTTCTCTATCCATATAAGAAGTTCCTCCTATAGATGTTTTTAATATTAAGGCAGGCTTCTTAGTTTTATTCTTAAAGGTTTCATAGAATGCTTTGATTAATAAACCAACATTCTTTCTATCTTCTCCAATATCGCCTGGTAGCCAATGACCTACAAATAGGTAAGCAAAGTCTTCTTTAACCTGAATATCAATAGAGCATGGAGCAGTTAATGGTTTATATTTCTCAATATCCGCTCCTTCAAATAAAACCTCAACAGGTTTTGTAACTCTTATCTCTCTAATTACTTCTTTAGTCTGTTGATTGATCTCCTGTGCCGTAGATTCCATCATTGAGAACTTAGCATGCTCAGAAGATACAAACGTTACATCCATTCTATTTACTCCTTCAAGGAATTCCGGAGGAGTTATTGTAGTTTCAATCCCGGCAGTGAATCCGATATTATATTTACCAATAGGCTGGAATTCATTAGCAACAGTAACCTGCGCCCAGATCTCTGGCTGTTTAGGTAACTGAGGTTGATTTAAGAAGTGATCTATTAGAAAGCCCCACTCCTGTTGGTGATCCTGAATGAAGTTCCAAGGAGTACCTCCCCATCTCTGAGGAAGTATCTTGACATCGTATTTATTGGTTTCGATAATTGCCTTAACTAAATCTCTTGATCTTGATCCGTACCCACTGTAGGTATCGATCGGACAGCTGATTACAAATAATGGTTTCATTGATTAGTATATTAATTTATGAACTAATTTCTTTTTAGCAACTTCTCCTGCAAGAATAAATTCAAACTTTTCTCTTGGCTGCCATTGATCAAATAACTGATCAACGTAGGTGATTACTCTGTTACTCATCTTCTCAGAAGTAAATCCAGCTTCATCTCCTAAAGCCCATTCCCTACCTGCTGATCCTCTTAGTTTTCTCTCTAAGGAAGACATGTTATACAATGCCTCAATCTGTTTTGCAGCATCTTCTGCCTCGCATCTATCATCGTATATATACGGGGTCGGTACAGACCCAACAATCGATCTTGAGGTTGGATAGACCGGAAATGCCCATTGTCCATGTTCTTTATAAGTACCTCTGTGATTGGACGGAAAGTCTGCATCAAAGTCAATCCATTCACCGTCTTTGGTAAATCTCATCTGGTCCTGCATACCCCCGGTAACGTTTGCTATGATTGGTGTTCCGGTTAATAAAGCCTCAGTCAAACTTAAACCCCATCCTTCATTAGAAGTTAATAGAATACAAGTATCAGCAAGGTTGTACAACCAGTTCATCCTAATTGGATCGTACATACCATTGGTGAAATAAACATGCTGGTGATCCTCCGGACATAATAAGTCAATGACTGCATTCAAGTCCGTTCCATGCTCTTCAACCGGCTGGGTGTGAAGTAGGAATAAACATTTATCCTGCTTCTCAATTGGTAAAGTATCTAGGAAATGCCTATAGGCCAGAATCGCATCCGGAATCTGTTTACGTCTAATGTTTCTAGAATTAAAGAATAGAACGTATTCAAATTCTTTTCCTTTAAATAATTGGTTTTTAAACTCTAAAAACTCCTTAGTATTCTTTTCTTCATCTGATAAAGGCTTGAAGTTATTATGATTCACACCATGCGGTACATACTTAATTACTTTCTTACTAGCCTTATCTCCTAATACTAATTTGTTGATATTAACCGTCTGCTTTGAAATACCTAACAAGGCATCACACGATTCATAAAACTCTTTGTTGTATAAAGGTGCCGGATAATCATCCCAAATATTCAAATATATAATCGGAATGTGCTTCCTAATCTCATTCTCCATTTGGAACAACCACGTCCAATACCTTGGATCGGTGATGATGAAGATAGCATCCGGCTTCTCCATCTGTATCAACTGACGGACTATATCCGGATTACCGTACCCATCGGTTGGGTATAACATAATAGATGAATCCTCAATCCCGGCCTGGTTGTTGGTATCCTGTGAGAGGTCAAACCTCTGTCCGGCTTCCGGGTGCTGAACCGCACCTCCTAGATTAATCCAGTTGTAGTGATGGGCGGTATTCATTACTAATTCCCTACCCATATGGGCAATACCTGAATGAACGCGAATATCATCGCACATTAGTAGGATTTTCTTTCTTTGATCTTTTGGTATATAACCTTGCTTCATATTAAATGTAACTTAAATGTAATAACTTTTTAGAACTTCTGCAAGTTCTTTTTTAATCTTCTTTGTGGTTTAGGATCGCTCTCTTGAAGTCCTCGTCGTTCAAATACAAGTCCATGCATCTGTTTACTAAGTTAGTTAGAGAGAACCGGTCACGGATGCACTCTACTTTGAAATCATTGAATCTCTCCTCGTCAACCTTCACGGAGGTCAAAACCATCTTCTTTTTCGGGATTGTGTTTGTCATAGTTATATCTTTATTATAAATATATAGGCTTAGAAAATCGCGGTCCAAATCTTTATTTATTTGCGCCCCCCGGCACCCCTATCACATAAATCCGGCCTGTCCTTAAATGCACACCACTTACATGCCTGGTCGGAAGCTTTCTTCTCATGCTGTTTGTCTATAAGCGTGCCATCAAGGTTGAAGCAGGTTTTAATAAAGTCATCTATGACTGCTAAAGCCTTCTTAGTCTTTATAGGACCGGAAGGTGGGATCCACTGTTGAATCCTTTTTTGTGCAAACTCTGCCTGCTCCCAAATCTTTCTCTTAACAATAAAAAACTCCACATTTATTTTATCAACCGGAACTCCAAACTGCCTACTAAAGTATTCTTTATAAAAGATTAGCTGCATGGGCTTCACTTCGTCTTTCTTCTCCTTATCCCCCCATCCCCTGGTTGATGTCTTAATATCGTAGATATAAAAGCATTCTGTATTCTCATTATAAAGAACTAAATCTAAGAAGCCTTTGTATAACGTATTTGGATAATCTGGATTAGGTGTAAGTAGGATTGGTGTTTCAATTCCAACCAAATGCCATCCTTTGATATTAAAATAAGCCTTCCTGTTCTTCTTTAGGAAGTCTAAGATTGCTATTCCATCTTCTAGAAAGTCTGCTAGTTCTTCCTTAGTTGAGAAATGCTCTTTGTTGTTCTTATCCAGCTCGGTAATATAAATGTACTTCAGTTTGTTGAATAGATACTCGTGTAGATCTATTTTATCTGCCTCTACTGCCGAAGTTTCATACATGACTGTAAGCCAGTTCTGAACCGTTTCATGAAAAGCAGTACCGAAGACTGTATGGATGGTCGGCCGATAAACCTTATGACCCTGCTTGTAGACCAGGTCCCATTGGTAGGGACACTGGTGATACATTTGCAGTTGTGAAAAAGAAATATTTTTTTGTGTGGTGTAGTCGATAGCAGGAAGCTTAAACTTCTGTACCTGTTTGACTATCTGCGGAACCTTGTTTGTCATTTATAACCTCTTGCTTTAATCTTTCTAAATAAAGGATCCCGTCCATGAGTTCCTCCTGAGCGTGATTGATCCATCCAAGTTTTGATATATCTTTCCTATCTAAAGTGTTGCTGTATTTAACAAAACCCATCTCGGCTCTATCAACAAACTTATTTAGGATCGTATCTACTATTGAATCTGGAACGAAAGAAGTATAATTAATCTTCTTGCTCATCAGAAAATTCAGCTCTTAAGTCTTTAGGTAATGTATCTACTAATACTTTTCCTGTTTGAATGTCGTAGAATACTGGAATAGGCATTACTGCATCTTCATCAGTACCTGCTACAAAGCGGCTGATCTTTCTTAAGATTACTCCTTCGGCAAATACTTGATTGCCTTCTGGTGATAAAATTGGCTGTGTGTTTTTTAAATCGATGTTTAGTTTTAAATCTTCTTTGTTCATATTTCGTAGTCTCCGTATATTGAATATTGTTTTGGTTTTTCTTCTGGTATTATTACTTCGGTTGAGTAGATGGCATAAAGGTTACCTTGTAATGGTTCTAGTCTGTATGCTAAAGGCTTTAAGGTTGCTTTCTGATAATAAGCTTCCAAAGCATCAGTTATGCTCTTCCTGGTCTCCGTCTCCCCCTCCAAGGTCCATCTGTCCCCCGGCGGTGTTCTCTTGGCTATCAACTGTAGCTTCTCCTGTATTTCCGTCTTGTTGTTCATCTTCTATTGGTTCTATTGTCTTAATTTCATTTACAAAGAAGTACTGGTCTGCTTGCTTGAAAGCCTTTTCAGCATGCCAGAGCTCCTTTAGTTCTGTTATCTGCTCGGAAGTGAGAACACCTCCTGGTCTTATTTTCAAAGTTCTAACTATCTCAAATAGCTCGTTCTGTATTGAAAGTGTTCTCCCTATTCCGACCATAATTAAAACATCATATCATTCATCCCAGGCATTGAAGGTGAAGCATTATCAGATGGTTCATCTGCTACTACACACTCAGTTAATAAAATAGTTCCTGCAACTGATGAAGCATTCTCTAGAGCTGATCTAGTTACTTTGAATGGATCAATGATACCAGCTTCTCTCATATTGTCTTTGTTCTCAGACTTTAAATTCCAACCAGTCCATTTATCAGCATCCTTTACAAGGCTGTTAATAATATCAACAATCTCATCATGAGCATACCCTGCATTAGTTAAGATCTTAGAGAATGGTGATTGACATGCTTCATAAACGATTCTGTAACCAGTTCCTAATTTCAAATCTAAAGTCTGACCGGCATATAATAAAGCAATTCCTCCTCCTGGTACTATTCCTTGGTCAATAGCAGCTCTAGTTGCATGTAATGCATCCTCTACTCTATCTTTCTTTTCTTTCATCTCAAGTTCAGAATTACCTCCAACGTGAATGATTGATACTCCGCCGGTGAATTTAGCAAGTCTTTCTTGTAGCTTCTCAGTTTCGAAAGGAGTTTTAGCATTATCAATTTGGTTTTTCAAATCATCAATACGAGATTCAATCTGAATTAATTCACCCTTACCGTCGATGATTGTAGTAGATTCTTTCTGAATGGTTGCCTTACGTGCTTGACCAAACCAAGACTTATCAAAACGGCTTAGCTTCATTCCCTTCTCTGTACTTACTACCACACCTCCGGTCAAGATTGCAATATCTTCCATGATTAATTTTCTTCTATCACCGAAGTCTGGAGCCTTAACTGCACAAACTTTAATAGTACCTCTCATCTTATTAACAATCAAAGTAGCTAATGCTTCTTGGTCGATGTCTTCTGCGATGATTAACAAGGATTTATTCTCAGATGAAACTGATTCTAAGATAGGAAGCAATTCTTTTGCTACTGAGATCTTCCCATCATAAAGTAAAATGTAAGGAGTATCTAGAATTGAAGACATAGAAGCATTATCAGTAACGAAGTAAGGTGATTTAAACCCTCTATCAAACTGAATACCTTCCACAGTCTCCAAATACGTGTCGCCTGTTCTAGACTCCTCTATGGTAACGATCCCATCTCTACCTACTGCTTCTAAAGCAGAAGTGATGAGCTTACCTACTTCCGGGTCGTTGTTTGCGGATACAGTGGCGATCTGATCTAACTGCTCCTCGGAAGTAATATCTTCAGCAAGTTCTGTCTTGATGTAATCAATAACTTGTTTAACTGCTTTATCAATTTGTCTTTTAATCTCAACTGCATTACCTCCTTCATCTAAAGCTTTTAAGCCTTCGTTGGTGATGAATTGAGCAAGCAAGGTTGAAGTTGTAGTTCCGTCACCGGCAGTATTAGCAGTCTTGATAGCTGCTTGTTTAAGCATATCAACTGCAATATTGTGGATTGGATCTTTAAGGGAGATGATCTTTGCAACAGTAACACCGTCTTTAGTTGATCTTACTTCCCCTGTTTCGTTTCTATAAACTACATTACGGCCATTCGGTCCTAATGTTGATGTAACAGCATCGGCAAGTTTATTAATGCCTTCTACTAGCTGCTTACGTGCCTGGTTTGAATATTCTACTTGTTTTGTCATAACTTAAAATGCTGGTTGTTCTGATTGATCTTCTGATACTAATACTGCCAGGATTTGATTCTCAGGACCGATGTAATATTCATCTCCTTTAAATTCAAATTTAGTAAAGCCCATAGTAGGTAATACTGCAATGTCACCAACCTTTGCTGTGGTTGCTACAAAGCCTACTCCCGGGACTGTTATTCCGTCTCCAACAGATACTACTTGACCAATTTTGTTCTTTTCGTTTCCTAAATCAGGAACGATAATGTTTCCGTACTGCTCTTCCTCAAACTCATAAGGCTTGAGGATGACTGCGTTGTAGATTGCTTTTAATTTCATTTTATTGTAACTTGTTTTAATTCTTGTAATCGGGTTTTGTGTGAGGAGATAAACTCCTTAAGTGAAGTATAGTCCTGATTCTTGATTGAATCTTCTGCGATACTATCTAAACATCTTTCTAAATCTGAATAGTAACCTATAGTATAGTCACGTACTCGATCGGAGTTTCCTGCTTTAATTTTCTTGATTGCTGTGTAGCAATTCTGATCATACTGAATGTAATAAGGCTCTAAGAGAGCATCAGTAATCGTGTAGATACTTGAATTTTTTTCCTTTTTATCCATAACTTTAATATTAAAATACGAACTTTTATTTGTAAATGCAACTTGTTTTATTAATTATAATTAGTGACCGTCTCTAAAATTCTTTGCAATCTCCGGAGGTGCTTTAAGAGTTACTCCTGGTAATTTAGTAGTCGTTTCCATAATATGCTTAATGACTTCGGCTGCTTCGTGAACAAGATCCTCTCTTACTTTAATGATTAACTGATCATGGATCTGAGCTATTACTCGACCTTCCCATCCTCTTCTCTTTAATTCTCTATTAATTGCAAGAGCAGCTCTATTAACTACTGATGCTGCCATTGATTGGATTTGAAAGTTAAGCGTATTATTCAAAGCATTTTTATAATCACCATAAAGTCTTTTTACTTCTTCTCCTCCTACCTGCTTGGTGAGTTCGTTTCTAAACTTCCAGTCCATAATTCTTTCTCCGAAAGCATCATAAACAGCCTTCCCTCTTTCCAAATGCCTGATTCGACCTACTTGGTTCTTAATATACCCATGCTTCTTAAAGAAAGCTCTTGAATTATCAATCCATTGAGCAACTCCAGGGAACCCTTGCATGTAACCGGCGTGAAGTCTTTTACCTTCATCCTGGGGTACTCCTAAGGACATTGCTAAGGCGTAAGGAGACATTCCGTAAGCTACTCCTAATGAATAACCTTTTGCCTGGTTTCGTTTAGGTGCGTCAAGCTTCTTAAGGAAGTTAGGAGCTCTTTTATCTGCCGATACTCCGTCAGGGTATTTGTCTCTCTGCTCGTCAAGCCTTTCGGTTCTAATAGCAACCGTAGAATAAAAATCATGCCCTTGATTAAAGATCTCCTGCATGGCTTCGTCATTAGAAATAGAAGCAAAGATGTGAGGTTCTAACGATTCAAAGTCATTATCAACTAGTAAGTAGCCAGGATCAGTCGTAAAGAATGCTCTGATTTCGTTATTGTACTTAACGATAATTGGATCTGCTTCACCATCCTCCTTTGGTTTAGGTAGCTGCTGAAGATCTGATCCGTAACGTCCAGACACAGTTCCGTTCTGTTTGAAGTAAGGAAAGAAGCGTCCATCTTCTGCTGACTCATAAAAGCGATCAATATAAGTTGATTTAATCTTCAGTAGCTTATTATAGATACGGAGGTTCTTACACCATTCGTATTTATCAGATAAGGCCTGAATCATATCATCATCGAATTGTGATTGCCCTTTAGCAGTCTTAGACAAAGGCTTTTCTTTTAAGTAATTAAAAGCAATCTCACCTAGCTGCTTCTTAGACTGAATATTAATAAACTCACCGTCGTTAGACTCCTTCCAAAGTTTCATAGAGACTCTAACTACTACTTCTTCTTTTAGGTGAGTTAAGTCTCCAGATAATAAGTACTCACGTACTGGATGTTCGTCAAGCATTAGAACGTTTGCCTGCTTTAATGAATAGCCTCTAGCCGTTTTAGGAATAGGTAATCCATACAAGTCAACTAGAGTAGAAGCCCATTTACCTTTATGAGAAGGTGGAAATTCTTTCAACGCCACATCAATAATCCACTCTTTAACTTTCTGAAGCTTCATTAGTTCTTCTAATACTGCCTGGCGGTACTTGTCTTGATCGGCAATGATAGCCTCTCTAGTTGTTTCTATTAAAGGTATATCAAGGGCTATCCCTTCGATCTCCATCGGTACAGTAACTTCTCTATATAAAGGCATTACTTCGTCGTTAAAGAAGAATTCTTCTAGTCCTTCTTCTTTTAGAACCGGTAGGAAATAATTGCAGATCCTTAAAGTTAAATCCGTATCTGCAGCAGCATACTCGGATAATAAATTAATATCTGCTTTATAAATCTCAAAATTATCTTTAGTAACTGCTCCTCCATTCTCTTTAATAGATGCTTTCAAGTTTAACTGCTCTTGGTTGGCTGCTTCTTCAATATTCAATCCAATCTTATCTTGAATCATAATAGCGATTGACTTTAGTCCAAAAGGATTACCGTAACCAAATGCTCCTTCTTCTTTTACTGTATGAACTAGTAATGCAGTATCAACCCATAATGAAGGTAGTAAATCAACCTTATAAAAGTTATCTGTATAACGGCAGTCAAAAGATGCATTATGCATCACAAGCTGCTTACCAACAAGCATTGAGATTAACTTCCTTGCTATTTTATGACAGCTGATGCCTTCAATCTGACATTCCTCTAAAGATTCTGTTTCATTATTCCAGGCCATAGTAGGCATGTAGAAACCCATTCCTTCTTCTCCGGAGACTGAAAAGCCGATGATCTTACCCTTCCTTGGATTCAAAGAAGTAGTCTCAGTATCATAAGCTAGTATTTCTTTCTCGTTGATGTGCTGAATAAGTAAGTCAACAAGCTCCTTACTATCAACTTTGTAGTACTTTTTTTCGATAACCATTACCTAAAGATACGAAAAAAGCCCCTGCAAGGCAAGGGCTCTTCTATTTATTTTGGATAATTTTAATTTAAATTATTTTTTATTGTATGACTCAACAATTCTGTCAACTCTACTAATCACTTCATCTAAAGATTCTTCATCATCATCCCCGCCTATCAAAGCATCGATGTATTGTTGGATGCCCATATTGTATCCTGAGTCATCAATCCAATCATTTAGGTGAGGTAAAATATAAGCCTCTGCATGTCTTTGATGTGTAGTGCCTTTTAGAGCGTAAGAAATTATTTCAACTACTTGTCCTAGCATGTCTTTAGCTTCTTCTAAAGCTGCAAGTCTGCTTCTAAGGTCATCAGAATCTCCTTCTTCTAAAGGGTTCTCAGAGTCTAAAGCGTATTTGTTTGCTTCTTCTTCCTCATAGTCAGAAACCATTCTCTCTTCGTCAGGAGTCATTGCACCGGTCTTTGCTCTTTCTAAGTCGTAAGCTTGATTTCTAAATTTATCTCTTTCAGCATAACCTCTTCCGGTATCGTCTGCTTTTTTCATTAGCTCCAGATACTCCGGGTTATTAAGTTCAGTCATAGACTCCTTTATAAGTTCTTTCAATTGTGACTTTTTCATATATTATAAATAGGCTTTATTTCTGCTCCCATGAATGAGTACCACCTTGGAATTGACCGTCGTAAAGTTCTGCGTCTTCTTTTGTTTGATGAACAATCATTTGAGCCACTCTTGCATTCTTTTCAACTATAAGCTTAACGTTCACAATCATAACTGTACCCATCTGCTCGGTTTCAAAGCCTGGATCCCAAACCGGAGATACAATTGATGTTCCTGTTCTATAAAGACTGCTCCTATGAATGATAAATGCTGCTGCATTAGCAGGGATCTTACATCCTTCGTTAAAAGTGATTGCATAAGTGCCTGGTTCAAGTACCCAGCATTCCTTATGATCTACCTGAGTAGTTTCTACTTCCTCAAAGAACTCAGGATTAATATAAGTTCTGTCTTTGAAAACTACACTACCTCCTAAACATTTATGAACTGATGCTAATGATAAATCAATACCCACCTGTGCTGGTTTTGAGTATTCTGATGGGATTACAATCCCTTGGTCTAATATCTGCTTTGCTGTTAACATATTAATCGTCATTTAAAATTCCAGTAATGTAAGGTTGGTTTCTTTTCAGGCCGTTGGTTGCATCAAGTCCGTATCCTATAAGCCAGGCTTCGTTGTTTAGTTCAAAACCAAACATCAGATCCTCCATATGTGAATAACTTCTTTTAAATAAAGTAACCGGGGTGATTGACTTTGGGTTCTTCTTTTCTAGATGGGCTATCAACTTTCTCATAGTGTTACCTGAATCGAATATATCATCAACAATATAGACATCCTTCCCGGTAATATCAATGTTTATATCCTTTAAAATATCAACTCGGTCTTGAACTTGACCTAGGTAAGATTTAGCTTGGATAAAATCAATCTCACAATCAACCTTCATGTTACGTACTAAGTCTGTGAAGAACATAAATGCTCCATTTAATACTCCGATCATAACCCTTGATTGGGTTTCAGGGTTGTTCTTGTAACTCACCTCAATAGCAAGGCTCTGTACTCTCTTCTTAATTTCTTTTTCTGTAAATAAGACTGTATTCATTTTATTTTTATATTCTAAATATAGTTATTATTTTTTTAAATTGCAACTTAATTACTCAGGGGTGCTTTGATTGCTGGATGTGATTGATAGTTCTCTAAAATGACATCGTTAACTGAACTGCAGAAGATGCCATCCCTAACATGCACTGTTGGTAACTCAAATGGCTGTCTTGATCTTCTAGGAACTCCATATAAATCACATACCTTATGAATAGACTCATCAGAAGCTTGAATACCTACTCCGAAATCAAATGGATCAAAGTGAATGTCGGTCGATGCTAATTCAATTCGTTCATCACAAGTCAAGTCTCTTCCAATTTGTTCTTTAGCCTGCTCAATATGATTCAGATACAAATGAGTATCACCTAAATTGCCGATCAATTCATCAGGAACCATATTCACTTCGTCGGCCAGCATTGTTAATAACAAACCATAAGAAGCAATGTTGAATGGTAAACCTAAGAATGTATCTACTGAACGTTGATTCCACATTAAAGAGATTGCTCGTCTAGGAATAGTATTATCCATATCAACAGTCTCTTTTAACATATTCCATCCGAAACCACCTCTATTTTCATAGTCATATCCTGCAAGAATGATTCTTTCCTCTTCACTTAACTCTCTTGTATAAACTTGAAATGAATAGTGACAAGGTGGAAGAACCATTTCATCAATCTGTCCTGTATTCCATGCTGATACAAGCATTCTCCTTGAGTCAGGATTTGTTTTAAGTTCGTTGATTAGGTTTGTAATTTGGTCTATTGGTGTTGGGTCCATATCCCATTTATTATGGGCGTCCCAACTTCTCCATTGTTTACCATAAATTGGACCTAACTCACCCCATTTCTTAGCAAACTCATCATCTGTTTTGATTGCCTCAATAAAACTTTCTTTTGAGTGAGCCATAGGAGTTACGTGCACAAAACCATCTATAAAAGTATTATGTGAATCAGCATACCTTTTATAAGCATCACCATCCCAAATATGACAATCATTATCAACCAAATACTTAATGTTTGTATCTCCTTTTAAGAACCAAAGTAACTCGGTTGTGATTGTTTTGAATGGCATTTTCTTTGTAGTTAATAAAGGAAACCCATCTGACATTTTATGCCTGATAGTGTATCCAAAGATTGATTTAGTTCCTGTGCCGGTCCTGTCTTTCTTTTCTACTCCGTAGTCAATAATGTCTTGAAGTAATTGCTTGTATGCTTTATCGAGTTTGTTCATAACTTTTCTACTTTAATTTTAACTTTCCCTGATGAAACTAATTCAATTATTTTTTGAGCTTCATTCCAATTTTTACAACCGCTTAAATCGATTTTAATTACGTTTCTCTTTTTCATAACTCATATCTTTCTTCTCAAAAGATAAGAAAAAAATATTTCAAAAGCAAATGTAAAAGTGCAATAAAGTAAAAAGAAATCAACTAAAGGGTGAATAATAATTGAGTAGTTAACCATCGCTACCATCAAACAACCAAGCATCAATGCTTTAAATAAATGCCAGGCATCAGTCGTCCATACTAAAACGGTAGAGCTGTAAGGGAATCTTTCTTTATACGGAGGGAAGACACCGAAGTAATACCACTTCTTTTCAGAAGGCTTTAGAGGGTAACACCATTTAAATACCCAAGACTTTTGAGGATCCCAGAAGGATGGATTACGTTTGTAGAAGATGCTCTGCTTGAAAGCAACAAAAAGAATCTCGTAGGTGGCATTAAACATGCCTGCTAATGCGATTAGTATTAATGTTATCATAGTTTTTATTTCAATAAGTCTGTAACTTTCTGTTCAAGTTCCTGAAGCGTTATATTAGCAGCATTATCAGGATTATAACATTCAAATTCTACTCTCTCGGTTTTATTGTCTGCAAGACCTACTACATAGTATTCACTCATAGTCCTGCGAAGTCCTTCTAGTATTTCAAGGTATTTTTTTCTATCCTTAGCACTATCTGGGAATCTAATTATGAAGATTGGTTTACTCATAACTTTTCCGGTGGTGTATTAAAGATTTGTTTTACTTGCTGGGAGATTGAAATAGGCTGTCCTTCGTTATCAACCCTAACAAAAGTCATTTTAGTGGCTAGGAGTACAACTTCATCTGCTCTGAAGACATTATATGCTCTTGCTTCTACTTTAAAGGTAGCAGAAGTATTTCCTATCTTTGATAATTCGGCATAAATTTTAACCAAGTTATTCTCCTTAGCCGGTCTTTTAAATACGCATTCATCAATTGCCATTGTAATCATATTCTGTGTTCGGCATTTCTCCATGGCATAAGCTGCCACGGCAGAGTCTATCCATGCCAGGAGTACTCCTCCGAATAGATTGCCGTGAAAGCCTAAGTCAGATTTTTTAACGGGGTGGGTTGAGAGTAAGTCCACAATATTCTAATTGGTTTTCGTTAAAGATATGTAACATTCCATTGTCATCCATCTCACCTACTATTCTGATCTCACCCTCTGTTGTTTCAAAAATTGAAACGATTGTGCAGGGGAACTTATAGCCTTTCGGCTTATAAGCTTTATCCCCTATCTTAAATTTTTTATTCTCCATTATACTGCCGTTTGTTGTTTATTGTTTGTCATTTTTTTCAGTAATTTTCCTAATATATTCATCCCAGCCCATCTTTTTGGCATGATAAGCAACTTTAACCGTATGTCCAACCATTGCACCCGTCTGACTATCTCCAGGGTAGCACATGTGTTTAATCATAGGCTTCAGTGCCTCATCATGCACACCAAGTTTTTGATTAGCAATTTTATCTACTAACTCTTGATTTTCATCTAAGTATTGCACACCTCTAATTACCATTCTTTGACATTCTAATTCATAATCACAAGGATTGTTAGTATCATCAGAAAATCCACTTAGAAAGTCCCCTACTGGGTATTTGTAGTCTGTTTGTTGTTTATTGTTTACCATAATATGAATATACGAACTTTCTTTCAGGAACCCAACTTCTTGTTATATTTTTTACTGTTATTCACTCTTTTAGTCCAGGCTAGATTTTCCGGACTAGTAGCTTCATAAGGAGATAAACCTTCTTTAAAACATTGGGACCTTGGTTTGATATGATCTAAAGAAGGGTAATTCCTGTCTAAGAAATGTAGATTTAGATTATCCTTAATGTACTCCCCGTCTATGTAATCAAAGCCATCCCAACTTTCCAACATCTGAGATCTTATTTTTCTTGTTAGATGGTTGCATCTGCGCCAGTATTGTTTCCATTCAGCGTTATTCCATTCGATCATCTGCCCTCTTTCCTGCTTAGTAATGAGCATTTTTGCTATTGCAGCTTGTTTATCCATAGTCTGATGCATGTGCTTTGCTCTTCTTGGTAAATCATACTCAGCAGGGTTATTCCTTACGTAACAACTGTAGCAACTCTTACTGCAGAATTTTTTTGTATCTTGACTTTGCCAAAAGTCTTTTTTGCAATTTAAGCATGTTGCTGTTCTCCTATGTTCTTTATGCCAGAGTCTGCGGCAATCCAAGTTACAGAATGTTTTTTTCTCTCCGCTTGTTATTTTTAAAACAGCACTTGCTTTATTTGGAAGCATTTTTGGATGCTCTTTCCCACAATGTGAGCAAGGAAAATAAAGGGTATACATAATAAAGGATCTCTTTATTATAAATATACCCCTTTCCTATTTTCGTATGCTTAATTACACCGCACGGCGGATATCGTAAGAAATAATATGATCTCTTCCAGTCCAATTATAACCCATTTCAAATGCTTTTTCTAATGAAATAGGATACTGTTTAATTAATTCTTCTCTATTATCACCAGCAGGCATCAACCAAGTTTTATTCTTAGGAATGTTGTGCCTTACTCTGAATTCCTCAATCTCAGTAATTGTTTCTTCTGTACCATCATAGACTGGTTTATAATGGTAATCTGCATGGTATGCAAGGGTCTGCTCAATTGCCTGATGATTTAGACGTAGTTTGTTATGCTGATCAATCATCTTCTGATCAACGAGCTTACCCATTGGTGTAGTAACGTCAATCTTAGGTGTAGAGTTACTAAACTTAGGTGAGAGAGAAATAAGACCAAACGGATAGTCTGTCTCAATAAAATGGCTGCCTTCTGTTTCAATAGTTATAAATATGCCTCTTTCGTTAGCAAAGTGAGTTAATTCATTACATAGATCAGGCTGCATTGTTGGACTTCCTCCTGTTAACATCATTTCAGTAATGCTAGGATTCTCATCGTAGATCTTAATAATGTCGTTGAACGTATAAGTTCCTTTACCTGGATGAATACTAGTATACCAAGAATCACACCATCCACCTTCACCAAACCAGCATCTGTGGGTACAGCCTGTAGTTCTAACGGCTACTGTTGGTCTACCTTGTCTTGAGCCTTCTGATTGAATACAAGTATAAAGTTCAAGGATTGGTAACGTCTTATTATAATCTAAAATACGTCCCGGTTTTTTCTTTTCTGTTGTCATAATTATCCTTCGTATATTGCTGAGTTCTTTCCATTCTCCATAAATTCAACTCTAACTATTTTTACTCTGCCTTCAGTCTCTTGATTAATAAACTCCTGAAGCTTGTTATAAACATACTCTGCAAACTTCTCTGCTCCTACTGCTGGTAAGATTCTAACCTGAGCTGCTCCTGCTTGACCCATTAACTTAAATGATTCAATGAATGGATCATCTTCGGCAATAATCATAGTATGATCGAACATATAGTCCATCCAGGCTTTAGGATTCATTCCATCGATAGTTCCTTTAGCTCTTTTCATTCCACCAAAGTCCCATACCCAGTTTCTTTGATCTAAATCTCCTTCAAACCATACCCTAAAAGATACTCCGTACCCGTGAATGTATTTGCAGTGAGTTCCATCTGCTCTCCATTGACGAAATACACAACTGAATCCGTCAAATACTTTTGTTGATTGATACTTTCCCATAACTAAATATACGAATTTTATTTATTAAAAGCAACTCTTATGCTCTGTTATAAGATTCTAAAATTAAGTTCGGTGGTTGAACGCCAACAAACTTCTGAGCTACTTGACCATCCTTTAAGATTAGGATAGTAGGAACGTTTCTAATTCCGTAAGTTGCTGCTAGGTCTGATTGCTCATCCACGTTAATTTTCTCTACCGGAACCGTTTGTCCGATCTGTTCCATTATCGGTGCAAACATTCTGCAAGGACCGCATGTTGGTGAACTAAAATATAATATTCTTTTCATAGTAATTTTTGTAATTTGTATCTTGATATGTTTAATTTTTCACAAGCTTCCCTAACAGTCTCATAGGTAACCCCATCAACGATTACTTGCTTCGCCCATCCGTTCTTAGCTCCTGAAGCTACAGTGCCTCTTTTTTTCGCTGTCTCTTTTGCTTTTTGTGCGCTTTGTTGGTAAGCTTGTTTTGTTCTTGTTGTTTTTTTTCTCTTTTGTTTTTCTTCTTCTGCACGATATCCGTATAGCTCTTCGTATGTTTTTGCTTTCTTTTCGCTTTTCCTGCCTTTTAGACTTTCTGAGATTTTTTTTCTAACCTCAGGTCTCTTAGAGGAATTTCCTTCCCCTCTTTGTGCCTCATAGACTTTTAGTAGCTCTTCTCTCAACTCAATGCTATTTCTACTTAATAACTTTGCTGCTCTTAAGTTTGCTATTTGTTCATAACTTCCTTCATCAAAGCATTTTGATAAAAGCAAATGCGCATTGATATGATCCTTTACCGATAACCTTATTAATTTGCTATACTCTGCTTGCAAAGTTTTATCTTCCTTAAAAAAGCAACTTGGTATTATGTGGTGTTTATGAAGCACTAAAGTTTCAGGGTATTGTTTTACTTCACATTGGTTGAGAAACTCTAAATATACATAATAAGGTTCAAGGTGTAGTAGTTTGGTGTATTCCATTTATTATAAATAGCACCAAGTCGCAGTTAAATGCACCAGGGTGCACTAAAATATAAAATTTTTTTCATACTAATTCTTCTAATATACCAATTGCTTCGCTAATAATTAAAATAACTGCCCCAAGGCTAATGCTCCAGAATAGAGCAACATAGCCGGAGATTCTAACAGCTGATTTTAAAAAGCTGATTAATTGGTGTAGTTTTGGATCAGGTTGTTTCATGATTGTCTAATATTAATTTAACGTGTTCAACTACTTGTTCCCAAGTTACTGGTCCATTCTCGTCTGCGTACTTAACTGGGTCTTTTCTTCCAAGTTTTAAGAATGCTTCTACTCGTTCTACTGAAGAGGCTGATTTGTAATCTGAATACCAAGTACCTGCTTTCCAAGGTAGTTCTGACCAGTCTTTTATTTTTGCATCTTCTCCGGTACCTTCTATAAAGATTGGCTTGTATGAAGTATTAGTTCTACTATACACATCATCAAAGTCAATATGAAGGGTATCACAGCACTTCTCTCCGTCTCTAAGTATTCCGAACTTGGTTGACTTTAAGTACGGCGTATACAAGGATACCTTATCAGAACCCCAGTTGCCTAGTTTAAATGCTTCAAAGTCTGCATCTCTAAACTCTTGTCTACAGTCTGGATAAATTTCGTGGTCGCCAGCATGGATGCCCATTGCAATTACACAGCTAGTATCTTTCTGTTCTGCAACTGATAATGCAACTGCTTGAATGATTGAACTAAAGATTTTATTCCGATTTTGAACGACCGTACTCTTCATATTCTCAGAAGCGTAATGACCTTCAGGAACATCCTCACCGCCTGTAACTAATGCTGAATTAAGTAATTGACTCAAACCATCAAGTTTAATTACCTGATATTTAATTACCGGGTAACCTAAAGCAGGTAACTGTTTATTTAAATAACGAACTAAAGATTCTGCTCTTTCAAGTTCTACTGAATGTTTTTGACCATAGTCAAAGGATAGTGCTGTAACTTCGTAGCCATCGGCAAGTAGACGAAGGAGTAGAGTGGAGGAATCCATACCTCCGCTGAGGCTAAGGACCCCTTGTTTTCGTATTGTGTTAGTCATTTTATTAATATAATTACTTTTGTTTAAATTTGCCAATAAATCTACCGTGTATTTTTTCATGACATGCTACACAAACTGTTTTGCCGTTGTCGAGATCAAACATCAAAGAAGCATCTTTTGAAACAGGTACTATGTGGTGAGCTTGTAGATAGCCTTTTGCACCGCAGTCTTGACAGGTATACCCGTCTCTTTCGTAGACTGCTTTGCGCCATTCCTGCATCTGCGGATTATTTCTAAGCTTTTGATTTGTGTTTGTTATCCCGCCTTTCCAATTGCTATTTGCCGGGCCTGTTTGGTTACGTCCATAAGCTGGGTTTAGCTCTCCTTTTTTAAACTGCGTTGCTTGTGCTTTTGGAGATTCTTTCATTGCTTTAGATAGATTCTGCCTATGCTCTAAACTTTTTGGAACTCCTTTTAATTTTTCAGATTGTTTTTTTCGAGCTTCCGGTGTATGACGCAAAGGAGCGGTTGCTTTATTAGCGCATTTACGGGAGCAGTATTGCCTCTGGAGGTATTTCTCTTTTGTTACTCTGGTTGTGTTTTCAAACTCAGAACCGCAAATTATACAAGTAGGTTTCATACTTATAAATAGTCTAAAATCCCCCCAAAAGCGATAAAACTGCCTACTTCCTCATTAAAATGTTACTGCAAAGATTGTTCTAATAGAAAGTTCAGACATTTCATATTCAGCTAAATCTTTATCTCTAGCTACTTGAAAGTCTACTGACTGTCCGTTTTTGGTTTCTACCCAAAGTTCTTTAATGAACTCGGTCTTAGTAATCTTTTGGTCTTCGTCTCTTGTTACTTTAAAAACTGCTACTTTATTTTGCATAATTTGATTTTGTGGTGTTAAATTAAATGATTGTGAAATTGTCCCAGCTAAAAGCGAGGGATTAGGAGCATGATATGTTGCTGTTCCTGATGTTGTTGTTAGTACTACGTTGCTTGTACCTGGGATTAAATTACGTGTTTCCATATTAATATTTGTTTGATAAATTAATTATAAATTGTTCTTCTTCTAATGTAAGATAAATTCTTTTAAAATGCAACTTGTCTAAAGCCTTCTTGTAGGTTATATCCTGAAGGTTTTCTTGTCCTACTTCCGGTGAATAACCAGGTACAAAACCATCCTCTGCTAGATACTTTACTAGTTGTTTTTTTTCTCCTGTAGAACATTCATCATAAAAATCATCAACGTCAACATCAACGTCAACATCAACCGCTACTCCCCATTGTGATATTCTTGCCATATTAGTTTTCCTGTCTTTCGATCATTGTTAAAAGCACTATCACTAAAGTGATATGCGTGGTTAAAGTAACACTGTGTCCGGTGATGAGAGTGCTGATAGCTGCTGCAATATTAAATCCGATTGCAAATTCTAATAGTCTGTTTTTGTTTCTGCTAGTCATATTGAAAATTCCTTTCTTTCATTATAAGGAGATTGTCCGGTACTGAAATAACCGATAAGCCAATTCTCCGGGTACATTTGAACCCACCCTTTGTAGGATAGATTACTTACATATTTTCTCTCTGTTGGTATTCCAACGGCGACTGCAGCACTGTGAACTTGTTTTCCTAATTCTGGGCCTGCTGCCTTGCCTAGATAGTCATAAAGTGATAAAAATTTTTCCATAACTTATTTTTTTATTATACCTAAATTTACGAACTTTTTTTCTTATTCGCAACTTTTTTCTTCTTTTCTTTCAATGAATCTAAATACTCTTTTGTATATTGATGCTCTACTTTGATTGGCCCTGAACCTGATTTATTTTTATCATAATGCCAGGTTGAGATAGTCCCGTCGTCGTTAGTATACACCCTAGTGTATTTCTGTAGAGGCTCAGTCTGAGTCTTTGGAATGTAGGTCATTACTCAATAGGCATTTGAGGTTCAATAACGGGCTGCTGTTCTGTGTTTAGTTTTTCATAGAACTGCCCTTTAGCTATTTTATAAATTTCATCAATGCCGTCGATGTTGTGGTTCTTGGCCAGGTGTAAAATTATATCCTGATTCATTGAAGCATCAACAGAGGCTACTATCTTACCTTCCGGGGTTAGTTTTTCAATTGTTATTTTATATTCGTTGTTCATTTTGTTTTTCAATGTACTCATTATAATCTCTGCATTTAAGACCCCACTGTAATCCTACCCACATCATCTGTCTTTCAGCATCTTTAGCACCAAGTCTTAAATTTTTTATAAGGTATTTTTTACCCCATACCTTCCAGTCTTCATACTCTTGCATGGTCATAGTCCATTCCTGAAACCAATTGTCTTCTCTGTCTTTAATGTCATCATAAGTAACTTCATGACCGGCAATAATAAACATTTCATTGATTAGATCAACGACTGCTTTATCCCATTTTTGTTCTCTACTTAGTCTCTTTGCCATTTTTTTATATTACTGCTTGTCTTAATGCATAAACAAGATCCCATAACTTAGTCTTGCTTGTAATTACTATTGATTCATGGTCAAACAAATAAACTGTCCAGCTATCCTCTTCAGTTAATTCATCGCTTGAATTGGTTATTAAACATACATCCCCTATGTCGAGAGTGTAGTAATGCCAATCATTCTCATACCCTGTTGCTTCTGCTGTCTCGGAATTTTTAATAAATCCGAACTCTACTAAATCTGCTTCTGTTATCATAACTTAAATAATTCGTAATTACTATTTCGTGTCTTAAACTTAATATACGAACCATCTTCTGAAGAAGCAACTATTTCTGTAATATCTGTTGTCATCCAGGTGAAGTAATGATTGAATGGAGACATAAGTAATGATCGACCTACTGCTGGTTCATTATGAGGTTCTCTAACTTTACCTTCTTCATTCCATTCCAACCACTTTATATCCTTGGATTGATTAGTTAATCCATCACGTTCACGAACTAATTTCCAATTAAATTCGTTTTCAAGTACTTGTTGTTCAACAGCGACCTTAAATATATTATCCTCAGTTAGGATCATTGGTATTTTAGTTTGTTTTATCTTGCTCATATGTTTTATTTATTATATCTTCTAATGTCCATCTTGAACCGGGCTCATTGTCTTTGATCTTCTGAATGCATGTGCTTACTTCTCTCCAATGATCAATTAAGTCTAGTAGTATATTACCCCTTACATCCAGATCCCTAATGTCGTAGTTCAATGTATTAATAATCTCATCCACGGCAACAAAGGCACATTCGATTGCTTCTTTGTATCTTGAGTCACAGCTATTAATTCCTGTATCTAATGAACCATTATTTGGTAACATGTAGTAGTACCTACTGACTAATTTATTTGCTATTTCTTTCGTTGTTGGTTTCATTTGTTTTGTTATATAATTCTAAAATTTCCTCATTTGTTATTAATGCATAACTAAAATGTGATTTACCTAATTCAAATATTTCTGATGTGAATTTAATTAGTCTTAGTTTTTCCTCTTTCTCCATTTCTTTGGCTTGTTCGAATTCTTCATAACTGATAAATTCTTCATAAGCAGGTCGGCTATTATACATTTCTTCTAACCACTCGACTCCCCCTTGTTGTTTATTGTTTCTCATTTGTTATTCCTTTCTCTTAAATACTCAGTCCATTCATCATAAGCAGCTTTTGCTTCATCTAATATATTGTTTTCACGTTCTATTCTTTGATGTTCCATTGAGTAACCTAACTCAAATTTAAATTTATTTTTTACCTCATTCCATGTAGGTATTTCTTTACTACCCTCAGTTTGTTTAACTACAAAATCATAAACATCAACCATGTATAAGTCTACTTTATCTCCTTTTGTTGTATAGACCCAATTACCATCTCCATCCAAATAACTATAAGGACCATCCCAATAACCCTCTTTTAATTGAGCAAACCATGGAATACCTCCCTCCATCCTAATATGAGCATCACCTTTTGGATCTGCTTTTTGTAGCATTTCTATAAGTTCTTTAGTTGTCATTTGTTATCTCCGTGTATTTTATCACGCATCCAAATTGCACCTTCAACCATATCATAACATTTGTATTCTTCACCTCCCAAAATTGCTGTAAATTCTCTTTCTATCTCCTCATCACTTGGTAGTTCAATAGGGGTTAACGATTCAACTTCATCACTACATCTCCCCTCAATATGAAGTCTACCATTATGTAATCCTTTAAAGTATATCTCTTTTACTTGTTCTTCTGTATATAGTTTCATTTGATACCTCCGTAGGTTAGTTCGTAGTATTGTTCTCCTGTTACAAATTCACCGTCAATAGTACTGCAATCTTCGTATGCAGTAATTATTTCATACTTATGTATGTCCTTAGCTTCAAGCCATATCTTAGCAACTTCATTGCTTGTGATTGGTGTTCTGCCTGCTAACATATTATTAACGGCATCGTGAAAAAAGTCTATACTACTCTGCTGGGTCATATTTTTATCTTAATGTGAATCTCCAATGTTATGTTTCTCTCCGTAGATCAAATAATCTGGATTGATTATCTTAGCTACTTTATGTCTATTCCCATCCACGGATTTAATTACAACTCCTTCATGTGGTACTTTAGTTCCTTCAATTTTATCAAAAGTATACTTAGTAAGTAAGTCTTCAGACCAATTACTGAATTCTAAAACAGGTACATGACTAAGTTTTAACACGTTGTGAATTACAAAACTTCGAACAGTTGCTTGATATTCTCCATTAATAGTAACATCAAAACCGGCATACTCAGTTTCTTTTAATCCGTAGTCGTATCCTTTTTGAATTCCAGGACCATAAATTTCACCATAGATAATAATTCCTTCTTTGATCTTATAATGTTCTTTGTGCGCTTTAAAGAAGCTCCATAACTTTTCTTTAATATTATATCTATCAGCAATAGTTTTCCAAACATCAGTACCGTAGAAGCCTTGAGAGTCAGATCCTTTTTCTACATTATGAGAGCCATAAACGTACTCATACTCAATCCATTCATTACCGAATAAACGTTTTACTTTATCCCAGATAGATAATTTACTTTTTTTAACAATACCGTAACGAGCATTAGTACCATGAATCTTTCTTGAAACTTCTACTTCATCTTCCTTAGTAAACATTCCTTTAACGTTTTTGATGTTTGGGAATTTATAATAGATACCGAAGTTTGGATTATCTTTATATTTAATTTTACGACCTGAAGATAATTGTACTGGTCTTGCTGGTGGTTCATATTTAAAGATTTTTAAAGTTTCCATTAAATCTTTACCTTCTCCAAAAAGGTAACCAACCGGCAAAAATTGATTTGGAATAACTAAACACTCTGAATAAACGCCTCTTAGCTTAACTGTTCTAACTCGTTGACCTTTACGTAAGTAATTAGTCACGTCCATTGCGTCTGAAAGTCCTTTAGGTATAACAGCATCGGTGGTTGCTACTGCAACTAAGTCGTTTATTTTATAAGCACCTTTTTTAATAATACAATTCCAACCGCCAATAACACCTAACTCAATGTTATCAGCACCTTCGATTGGTTTAATCTCGTTGATACGAGCTACAAAGCAAATACTATTTTGATTTTCCATAACTTGTTTTTCTATACTCTAAAGATACGAACTTTTTTTTATAATTCCAAATTTTCTTTTTCAGTTTTACTATCTTTTTTATTTTGTAATTCCTCTAATTGTTTTTCTAGACGATCAATACTACCCCAGCTGATACTTGCATCAGGATCTAGTCGTTTAATTTGATCTACTAAGTCTTCTTGTTTACCTCTGACATAGAACCCCCTCTCAATATCATTAGCTAAATCCTGTAAGTGTTTAGGTGCTGAAATATAAATTCTTAAATCGTAGTAAGTCCATTTAGTCTTGTAATCTGTAAAGCGAATGCCTTTAGTTAACTTATTAAATAGGTCACTTAATCTTCTGTTACGTACCCGTACTATTGAACTATCATTACCAAACACATCTAAGAATCTAAGGAACCATCTTGGGCAGTACTTAGGCTTAGCTTCATAGTCCATAGCTAATACTAACGGGTAGATAGCCTTAAAGCAATCTCCTTCCTCGTTATAAGGAACTGAGCCTAAGTATGAATAAGTTTCATAAAAGTCCTTAGGAAAAAATATTGGTCTAATTTCTCTCCATCCTATATTCATAGTATGAATCATTCCTTTCTTCCTTCCTTTCCAGAATAAGAAACAGTACTTAATAGTAGTTAAACGTTCTTTGAACGTAGGCGGTTTGTAGAATTTATTCTTCATAACTTTTATTTCTATACCTAAAGATACGAACTTTAATCCAGAAAAACAACTTTATTTTCTATAGGATCCCAGTCAATAGTCATTGGTTTTTGAGTATAGTGGTAGCTCTCATCTAAGACTGATGCGTTAAAGAAGTGAGTGTCTCCGTTATAGATATAACCGTAGCCTGTGTGTATATGACCGCTTACGTGAATCTTTGGCTTAACCTCTCTAATCCTTTCAGTTAGTAACTCACAACCTAAGTTCTCATAGCGTCCAGCAACACAATCTAAATAACCGCATGCCGGTCCGTGAGTAACTAGAATATCAACATCGGTAGGAACCTTCTGCCATACTTTATCTAATTCATCTCCTAAACGGGGTAGATTAAAAGCCCAGTTGTGAAATTCCGGCTGCCAAGGTGTACCGTAAATATGAACGTTATCAGCAACTCCATCAATGCTTAACCATAAAGATGAATCCTGAAGGTAATTAATCTGTTCGTCGTACTGCTCAAGTAATTCCGGAACCTTATCTGGATGCTTCTCAAAAAAGAAATCGTGATTGCCTGCAACACAGACCTTAGTTCCGTAGGAACTCAATCCATAAAACCAATCCATCCATTCTTCAACTTCATAATGACTACCCATTGAAGTCATGTCTCCTGCAAACAAAAGTAAATCCCCTCCTGGTAACTGCGAGGTGATGTTGCGTTGTTTGTTGTGTGTGTCTGAGATAAGCGTGATTATCATATTTAATATAAATATACGAAAAAAGGCTCACCGAAGCAAGCCTTTCCTTAAAAAATTTCAATTACTTTGTTCTTATTACTTTTTGGCGTTTGCCATTACTGTAAATAATAACATATGGTTTGTCTACTTCTATATAATCAACCTTACGGCCAATCATATCATAGTACCCGATTACTTTTAGGTCCTCGTTTTTAACGATAGTTTTTACTGATGTTGGATTACATTTTTCAATTGTAAATCGTCTAATCATAAACGTATCTTGACCTGTACATTTATTAAACCATTGAGCTATAACTAAGTAACGAGTATCTTTAAATGGAAAATTATATTTTAAAACACGAGCCGATTGTTGTGGTCCTTGTATTTTAACTAAATCATTATCACTAAAATTATAATAGTTGATTAATTGCTGATCATTCATTGAATCCCATTGTCTTTGAGTCAGTGAATCTAATTCCCAACCTCTGTAAATGTACTGATAATACCCCCAACAAGTATCTGTTTTACTAGTCGTACCTAATGTCATTTCAGCTGTTATACTATCATTACATGTATTAGTTGAGCTGGATAATTTATAAGGATATTTACATTGATTGAAATAAGCAATATTAATTTCTCTAACTAATGCTGTATCACATTTTTCACATTTATTCTTAATTTTTAAATAAACTCTATATTTGCCTTTTTCACTAAATACAATATCAACTTTACCATTAAAACTAGACATTGTATCAGTTTGACCATTTTTAACAGTATAAACTATAAACAAATAATCAATACAAGTATCATCTAAATTAATACCACTTAAATTAAATCGATATTGATTCCTAACATTTTGTTGTGTGAGAGTAATGTTACTCCAATCACATTTTGCGTAACTGGTCGTTACTGATATCATCAGTATTAGACCTAATATAAATTTTTTCATTATTTTGTTTATTAATTTACTGGGAAAAATAATCTTTTATACCAAGGTAAATTTTTCCAATCATTCTCCTGTCTTTGTAGTCTGAAGATGCTTGCTTCATGAAGAGTAAGTATATCGTTAAGGTTAGCATTAGTTTGTTTTAATGCAGTAATTTCAGCGCTTAACTCCTTTATTACTTCATTTTCATCACATCCAACTACATAGTCAACTTCGTAGGCACTAACTTCACGAGCACGACCGTAAATGTTGTCCCAAGTTAATTTTGGATATGCAATTCTACAGACTGTTTTACTTTCAATAATTGATGCAAAATCATTTAAGTCTGCTTCCATTTGGTCAAATTCACTCTTTGACACTATAACTTTTTTATCGTCCATAACTTATTTTTCGTTGGTTATTTCAATTGTTTTGATTTTACGGTTAAGTGGACTATGTTCTGTATTTGCAAGTTCTTTCGAACTATAATTATTTCCTATATAAATTTCACCATTTTCTTTTTCATAAACATTTACCCATACTGATTTCTTTTCACCTGCCATAAACAAATCCCATGATGTTTCTTTTGTTGGACTGTAAATTCCAAATGTAGTCCACTGCAATACATCTTCATCCCCTTCTATTATGCCATATAATGGTTGTATAAGAGCTTCATTTTTGAACAAATATAATTCTGTTACTTTTTTACCGGTGCGCGTTACTACTGGTTCACCAGCTAATGCACGTTCTAAATTAAATTCTTTCATATTATTTTTCTTCTTCAAATTTATAAATGTATGTTGTGTCTGATTTACCATTCTCAGTTACTACTTTAATTGATGGTTTAATTTGTTGTTTTGCTTCGTAGTGTATATGTGATTCATAACCTACTACTATTGATAGTATCACTAGTGTACATACTAACATCATAAATAATGGTACTGCATCTCTATCATCATCTATAACATAAATAAGTATTGTAGCTAACAATACTAATCCTAAACATATTCCTATTATCATCATAACTTAGTTTTGATTTTTTAAAAATTGAACAATTGAGATGTACATCAAAATTATACCCGATGCCCAAATAACACCTATACTGTAGTAAGGGTTAACGGTGGCTAACCAGTATAGTAAAAATACTACTGATAGGAATACTGTTAGTATTACAACTAACATTACTAATGCTCTTAAATGTATTTTCATAATTTATTTTTTATTATACCTAAAGATACGTTAAATTTTTTGAAAATGCAAGTCTTTTATAACTTTTTCTGCAACTTTTCTGTGGCCGGCCGGGTTCATATGACATAAGCCATCCCAGCAGTCTGTTCTTGCTACTACCCTAGTATCAATTACCTTAGCACCTTCCATATCCTCATTCAATAGTATTCTCTGAAATTCAGCATACTTGTAAGCATATCTTGGATTAGGTGTTCGAGTACATTTTATTGGATCAAATCCGGTTAGTACTATGCATTTTACTCCTAGTTTATTACAGATTTTAGCAATGCCTTTTATATTCTGCACTGCTTCTTTAGCAGTAATACTTTTTGTATACATGTCATTTGCACCTCCGTACACAAAGCAGTAATCAATTTTATTATTTAAACGGTAGATTGCCTGCTCTAACATCCAGTAGGTTGTCTTTCCTAGGACTGAAGCATTAATCATATTGAATCCAACCTTATTGCTTAAGACTTTCTGCCAGCCGTTATTGTGGTTTGCTGTATGAGAGTCTCCTACAAAGAGGGCTGTTTTATTCTTAACGTTAATTATTACTGGTGTATCAACTACTACAGTATCTACTGCCAGCAATGGTGCTTTAATTGTTCCCGGCTGTGCATGCACTAACATCCACCCAACCATTAAACTTCCAGCAACTAGTGCTAGTCCATCTTTTATGTTCATTGCTTTTTTATTTATTATCTGCCGTAAAATGTATTGTACATTGATTGCCAAAGACTGCGTTTAACCCTACTAATCTTTAAAGAGAATCTACTTCTTAAGCATCTAAATTCATACAGGTGTGGTTTCTCTCTTAAGCTTCTGTTATAAGCTTTAACAGCTTTCCCGAACTGTACTTTGTACTGATCAAATAACAAGAAGAAAAACTGTCTTTGCTGCATGTTTTCAAAAATCCATTTACCGCTTTTGTAGGTTGCGATGTGAGATTCCTGGGTGCTTTCGTGCTTACTAAAGACGTGAAAGCAATCTAATTCGGTTCTAAAAACGAGACATTCCGTCTCTGAAATTGAGTAAGAAAATATGTTTGTCATAACTTTTATTATAGTCTAAAGATACGAATTATAATTTAGAAAAGCAACTGTTAGTAGATTTTCCCTTCAGGATTTTTATTAAACTGGTATATCTTTTCTTGTATGAGTTGTTTCTTCTTCCACTCAGAGAGATTCTTCTCGTTGTTTATTGCCTGTATTTGCTGTTCAAGCGGGGTGAGTTGAACTTCCGGCGGACCGGTATAAACTTCATAAGGTTCTTTATCTTCATCTTCAATCTGCCAGTCTTCCTGTTCTAGTTTATCTTTGTAATTTTCTACTGCCTGCTTTAAGTCTTCGTTCGGTTCTTCCCATTCCTCTATTAGATCTTGTAGGTCATCATAAGCTCCCACAACGTTCCTCATATCTTCAATTTTTTCTTCTAAAGGATATTCCGTAGGTTCATCTTTATGTTTAAAAGCAAAGTTTGCTGCAATAACTAATGCAATAGCCAATGGATCAAATACAAAAATAATAACAAGTAAGAACCAGTTAATAATTTTATCCATAGGATATCCAGTTAATCCAGAAAGGTATTTTAAAGGGCCTAATTCAGAAGATGCTGTTGAGTTTGTCTTAACTTGAAGTATTTTATTGTCAATCGAGAAGATTGAATCGTTCACAATATCAAGCTTACTGGAAAGTTTTTCATCTGATTTAGATGCTGATTCTATCTGCTTGTAACTTGCATTATTAGATCTGACTACTAGGTTCCCTCTACTGTCTGTGTATTGATTGGTGGAACTTTTAGATAAAGTACCTCGTAATTCAGATAAGGATTGTTTTTCTTTCAGGAGATTATCTCTTGTATCTTGAAATAATTTCTTCTTAGATTCTAAAGCAGCAATCTGCTGAGTAGTGACTTGATCTTTATTTGCTGTCTCCTGGTATGCTGATGATAAAAATCCGTAAATTCCGGCTGAGGTTATCAAGATTAACACAAAGGCTGCAATGGTTAGATAGGTTCTCAGAACCTTATTCAGACTGTCCCAGTATTGATAAAGTAATGATGCAATCACTAGCTTAGATACTTCCAAGGACCCTGCCATGATTCCAACTGCAAATGCTGCTCCGGCGAATAATTTCATTAAACCAGACACAGAATAAAAACCAGCAGAAGCAGAGACTGCTAAAGCCGATAATGCTATAATGTAAGGAAATAGTTTTTTACCCATACACTAAATATAAGTACAAGAATAAAAAAAGGCAAGTTAATTCTTGCCTTCGTTTATTTTGTGTTGATCTATTTTCTTAAGTATCTCTGTGACTAATTCATTTTTTATGAATCCTGCATCGGCAGCATTCTTTAATGAACTTATGACCTGAAAGACTATCAATGGTATTAGAATTGTTTCTGATAACCATCCTGTGCCTTTGAAGCCTTGTTCAACCATTAGTAATACTGTTAAGGTTATGATCCAGGCAACTAGAGTTCTTAGTACTTTAATTGCTTTATATGTTTTAAATCCTTCCCGCTTTACCCCTGCAATGATTCCAAAAAAACCGTCCATAAAGATTACAGCAACAATTGCTAAGTACTGGTTAGCATTATCCATAGCTAAATTCAAAAAATAACTGCAGATGAAAGAGAGGGCTGCTGTGGTTGCTAGTATGGTGGTCTTCATTTTGACTGTTATAATACTATATTACTTTAATTTAAATAGAGTAATAATATAACCAAATTTCTGATCACCTTTGAAGATGATTTGTGCTTTGATTACATCTTTAGTATGTGGTAAGCTGTTATATTGAGCTTCACTCATAAAGAAACATTTAGCAAAAGTTGGGTTAGCAGGGAAATCAACATCAACAGCTTTGTAGCCACGTGGTGTATTACATTTTGCAACTGCATTATTTCCAGAAGGAGCTGAACCAGCACCCAAAGAAACTACTGCGGGACCTCCAACTGATACACTAGGTACAGCTGTATTTGGATGTAAAATAACATCATCAATTAAAATTGTCATCCCTTGAAATTTATCAGGGTTAGAGGTGAACTCAGTAGCGTTTACTGAAGTTTGAGCTGAAGCAGCGGTAGCCAATGCTATGATGCTTAATACGAGCAATGTGATTTTTTTCATGTTTGTTTTTATTTTAATAAATTGTAATATTCGTTGAAATGTTTAATACGATCAGGTAGTCCAATAGTTCCACCATTAACTCTTTTTGTTACTGCTGTTATTGTAGCCTCATCTGCTCCTTTATCACAAATGCTCCAAAGTTTGTTCTTATCAAAGAACCAGGCTGCAGATGCTAAAGAATACTTTGTTGATACTAAATCTGGATTAGCTAAAATATCCTCAGGAACTGTTTTATCAAATTGAGTGTAATTATCTTTACCTGTTAATTGAATGTAACCTCTTCCTCTAAATTTGAATCCTTCTCCTGTAGCCTCAGCTCCATTACCCATTCTACCACCGTAGACTTTGTTAGCAATCTTCTCAGGCTGACGAGCATAAGATTCTGCTAAAGCAGGAGTGAAGTATTTAGGAAAAATACCTAATAAGCCTTTTGAACTATAATTTAAATTTTCTTGAGTGGCTTTGAATTGTCCTGATTCATGTCCTGCTTGTGCAAGGAAATGAGCTAAACGTAAAACATTTGTAATGTTAAATTTAGCTGCTGTATCAGGAATTGCTGCTATTACAGAATCAGGAATATGTCCTTTTAATTTATCAAGTTTAAATGAAGAAGGTGTTGGTGGCGCTATAACAATACCCATAATTTTATTCCAAGTATCATCCCCTACTACGCCGTTATCTTCTAATCCATTTGCTCTCTGCCAAGCCTTAACTGCTTCTTCAGTTTTTGGTCCAAAATTACCAATTGGTTCTACACCTAATTTAATTTGTAACTTTTTTACGTCTTCATTATTGTCGCCTTTTTTTAGTAACATATTCTATGTATTTATTTTTTCTTATTTTTAACTAGTAATACTTCATCATAACCCTTAATTGCATTCATATAAAATTGATTTTCATATGTGTAAAATGCAATTAAACTATCATTTCTCTTTACTTGACGTTCCATTGTCTGGATTTTTACAGCTTGACTTTCATTGATTTTTTTACAATCATCTAAAATTTCTTTTCTGGTAGTAATAGAATCATAGTAAAGATACCCTACAACAGATAACATAATAAATGCTATTGCGCTTACTGGGTTGTTTTTAAATTCGTTAAATGATACTGGTAATGCCATTATTCAGTTCCTCCGTCTTCGTTTTTATCTGCTGGGTTCTTTTTATTAATCCATTTATCTACTGAAGCTATTCCGAATGATCCTAAAACCAATACCATAAAGCCGTCGAAGATTACTTTGTTCATTACGAATTCTTTACCGAAGTAACCTGTTACTATATCTACTAAGAAAGCCATACAAAGCATTAGGAATGCGATAAAGCCTACAACACTCTTTTCATTAATTGAGTTGTTGTCATCAAATAATTGTTTAAAGAAGTTTCTCATAATATAATTATTTAGTTGTTTTAGTTGCTGCTTTCAATGAAGAAAGTACAGTAGTGAGTGCAGTATCACCGGCAGGAGTGATACTTATTTGATACCCTGAATCTATAACTACCCAAGGACCTGTCCCTGATGAGGAAGTTACTTTGTGTGTAAATGCTCCAATTGCCGCAATGGCTGCTAGAAGCAGTAATATTCTTTTTTTCATTCTATGTTCCAAAGTTTTACTTGTTCTTTTGTATAAGCTAGAAGGTCTGGCTCTACATTAAATAACAATTTTAAAAACTTTAATTGGTGAACATAACAAAGGTACTCCTCTTTCCCGCCTCTCATATCAGGGCCGTACTTAAAGACTTTTAAATGATAACTCTCATGTACTAAGGTTGCAGCTAAATTATTAATTGAATTAAGCTTGATATCCTTAGTTGCTAATACCACAACTCCCCTACCCTCAATCAGGTTGTTTGATGAATAATCTTGATTCCAGAATTGCACTTCCTGTACTACGTCCTTAAATATTCTGTAGTGGTATGGGGATGTTTTTTCTATAAGGTTGATAGCTGAATAAATAGTTGAATCCTGACTGTTGCCTGTTTCATGCACATTAATTTGAGCAGACAGGTATAACGGTAGTGAAAACAATAAAACAAACAGCTTTTTCATCTACTATAAATAGGGTATAATCGCTAAGATTTTTTGAAATAACCAACATCCTTATAAAAATGATTGAGGTTTTTTCTCCTACTATACTTAATCGGTATTTATTCTTTACAGAGCCTTAAGGTGTTATAATGAGAATAGTAAACAATATGAGAGCAGCTTTCAACCCAGTCCCCGCAGTTCATATAACGTACACCGTCAATCTTTTTATCAGAAGGTGTGTGTATGTGGCCGCAAACTACCGTATGGCAGTTTCTTTTCTTAGCCTGTCTTACCATCTCATTTTCGAAATCAACCAAAAATGCAACAGCTGCTTTAACATTATCCTTTAAGTATTTAGATAGACTTGTTTTTTTATTAAACCGTTTTAAAAATCTATCAATAACAATTGCTAAATCATATCCTAAAGATCCAAGCATACCAAGCCAATGCATCTGAATAATACCGTCGTATTTATCTCCGTGGCAGAACCAAATTCCATCTTCTACAAACTCATCTACAACTAGGATGTTCCCAATCTCAAGCGGTGTATATTTTCTTAAAAACTCATCATGGTTTCCAGAGATCCAGATAATCTGTTTATTTTTTGAAAGTTTTAAAAACCTGCGGATAACTCTGGTCTGATTATAATCAAATTTTTTATATTTTTTAAATAACCATCCGTCAATAATATCACCAACTAAAATGTATCTTTCATAACTTTCATCTTCAAGCAATTGCAGAACTCTTTCTGCTTGACATCCTTTTGATCCAATATGGACGTCGGATATAACTAATGTTTTCATCTCTTATAAAGATAAAAAAGCCTGAGTAAAAACCCAGGCCTTAGTATTATGTTAAGATTAAGATTATTTTAATTCACATCCGCCCGATCCACAAGCTACTTCTCCTGCTAAATCAGTTTCGTCTGTAAGTTCAATCACTTTTGTTAAGTCAAGGTTTGTTAAGGTTTGTATTAGTTCTACATACTCTTCTTTTGTGCAATCAGTAAATGGAGCTTGCTTGTAAGTGTGTCCGGAATAATTTAAAACTGAAAGTCCATTATAGAATTTTCTGTTCTCCCACATCCATTCTCCAACTGCTTCCCACTCTTCATCTTTAATAGAGACTGTAGCAGAAACGTTGTGGCTATTATTTCCTTTTCTATGACCAGGCTTGATCCATTCCTTAGTTACTTGTTTTACTCTTTCTAATAGATCAAAAGGAGATTCTGTTCTTAAGATTGCTCCTTCTGGTGCCTTTTGAGGTATTGTAAGAATTGCAGTATCGTGAGGACGTAATACACAATCTTCTAATAATTCTGGATGATAGATGTTTAAGTAAGTATAGATTGCTTCATTCTTACCTACTCTCATTCTTCTTAGGTAATAGTCGTTGTGCCAGGCATGAATTCCACTAGAGGTTCCAAGTGTTAATGAGGTTGTACCTGCAGGCTTAACTGTAGTGCATCTTGCAGCACTATTAATTCCTAAAATCTTAGCAACCCTTTCATTTTCTAATTTTACTAATTCAGCAGCTTCTTCCATATCATACTTCAAGATTGCTCCTGAACCGATACCGGTCATTGATACTCCGATCAAAGCTTCTTTCTCAGTAGTACGTTTCCAGACTTCTCTTAAATAATGGAAGTCAGAATAACCAGCCTGCAAAGTTCCAATTAAAGATGCTGCCTTCACTCTATTATTTAAATCTTCTTGAGATTCAATATCAGAAACATTTACCTCACATAAGTTACAGAATTGGAAAGGACGTAAAGCAATCTCACAGCATGGGTTAGTTCCCCACTCTAAATTATTAGTAAAGTAGATTCCTGGTTCTCCTGCTCCTGATGCTTCAATTCTTTTCCAGATATCCAAGAATTGTTCTTTCTCAGTAGTTGATCTTAATAAAACAGCTGAGTTATTAGCTCTTCCACGCTGAGGATTTAATTCCCACCAGTCTCCTGACTTACAAGCAATCATCTCATCATCGTCAGCAGAGAATAAAGAAATCAAAGCTGCTCTCCTAATACCGCCTGCTAATACTGCATCTGCAATATGACAAACCATATCATGAACCTCAATAGTAGTTAGACGCTCTCCGTCTTTTTTTGATTCAAGTATACCTTGTAATTTAGTAAGACATTCTCTCAAAGGAGCTGGCCCTGGTGCTTTACCGCCTGCAGTAACTAATCTTGCACCTTTTGGTCTAATATCTGAATAATCGAAGTGGATTGTTGAAGTTCCTCTGAAGTAAGACTTCATTAAGATTTTAACTGCATCAGCCCATCCCTCGATTGAATCTCCGATCAAGAATCTTTTTAACCTACTTGGGTTTGGTTTTCTGATCTCAGGTAATTTCTCGATATGATCATACTGAACTGAATAACCTACTCCGGTTCCTCCTAAAAGTAAGAACATTACTTCACCAAATGCTCTCCAATCATCGATTGGTAAAAAAGCGCAGTTATAGATACGAGCAGGATTTACTTCAATAGGACGTCCGGCAAATTGCATAGAACGCATTGAAGGTAAAATCTTCTTATCGTAAATGTACCCATAAGCTGCTTCAATCTCCTCGGCAAGTTGAGGGTACTTCTTCTGGTGCATCTCTTTGTTTCTCGTAACCAGTTCCTGCCAGGTTTCTCTTCGGGTTAATTCCGGTCTGTACTTCGCATACTTTAAAAAGACAGTAACGTCTGAAAGTATTTTTTGACTAATATCCATTTTGTAATTCGTGTTGTATTTAATAAGTATCTAGTTTTTGTTTAAAATTCCTTGTTTTTTTAAGAAAAATTGGAAAGTTGTGCAAATTTCTTAGCAAGCTCTCGTTTATCGAATGAATCAACTTGTGAGAATGAGGTAGTGCTATTAGAACTAGTATCTTCATAAGTTGGCATATCTTCTGTTAACTCGATATGCCCGTTATTAGTATCGATCTTAGCTCCGAAAGTCATACCATCCATCCCGTATCTATTCTTCATAATATGAACTCGGCCCGTTCCATGAACTTTATCTTCCTTCTTTCTGGATAATGATAAACAGAAATCGGCAACCATAATCTTATCGTATGAACCTGCTGCTTTATCTCCTTCGATGATATCATCCTTAGCACCCATTCTATTAACCTGAGAAGGTGAAAGTACGGTTACTTTAAATTCTTTAGCTAGGCCTTTACAGCTTACGTATAAGTCATCAATCTCATCTTTACGCTCGGCAAATTTCTTAGAAGGTGCTCTTAAGTAATCAATATAGTCAATAATAACTAAATCAGGCTTTACATCAGCATCGATACACTTTTGAAGATGGGATTTCAAGGTTGACACAGTAGCTCCCTTAGGTGGATATTCTTTTACTATCAACTTACCAGCCAGGCCTTCTACTATGCGCTCAACCTCGCTTCTGTGATGTTGAATCTCCTCAATAGAATGTCCGGTGAAGTAGCAGTCAAATCGTTTACCGACATAGTCTTGTCCTAATTCTAAGGTGTAGTAAACAACGTTGTATCCCATCTTAACTGCGTGAGCAGCCATTGCAACCATCATCCAGGAGTTGTGAGATAATATACCGTTACTATAGTAGCAAAATACATCTGCTACTGAAAGATCATACATTACTTTTTCTTTTTTATCAACCACTTGCTCACTTACCCTAGTTACTCCCTCTTCTGTAAGTATTATATCATTAGAGGTCAGCTCTTCAGCTTTTACCCATTCCCTATTTTCTGTTTTAAATAAGTGATGCTCTGATGTATTTAAAGATTCTCCATTGCTGAAGGTTGTTGTTATTGAAGGCTGTCTCTCTGTTGTAAACAGCGTTACGATTGGTTTGAATCCGTAGGGTGTTTTTACTTTAAGGTCAAACTCCGTGAGGTACATATTTTCCGGTCGCGGTTCAATCCCTAACTTAAAGAATAGATCACCAATTTTAATCTTCTGTGTTTTTATTCGTGTTTGTATTTTCATAACTTATGTATTTTTTAATTTGTTCTATTTGTTCTTCTTTATTTTTCTTCCAATCTGCTTCCCATATAATATACGTACTATACCCCAATTCTGCAAATTTCTCAACTCGTTTTTTATCCCTATCATGTATCCTCTGTGTACTCCCTATTAGCGGTAAAGTTTCTTGTTTATATATTTGCGGGTTAGCATGCCAAAAATCACCGTAGTATTCAATTACTGTACTTTCGTAGACCATATCTGCGATATAGCTACCTAATGTTATGTTAGCTTTTAAGTCCGGCAAATGCTTTTGTAGTTCTAGATAACATTTAACTTCTCCTGCTGACTGTATTCCTACCCTCCCTTTATATAGTTTCTGCGCCCAGCTCTCAGCTCCGTAGTTTTCTACATGTTTTTGCATTGTTTCTGAGATTTTCTGTTTGCTTGCTGCTGTATGTTGTTTTCCAGTAAACCTATTTGACTTGACACTGTATTTACTCTGCTGAATAGATTGTTGGTGTTTTGCTTCTTGCTCCGAAAAACCTCTGCTTACCCAGTACTCAGAAGCTCTTTTTGAATTTTTTGCTTGTTTTTTATTCCACTCCTCTTGTGCCTGCTCCGCTGTTTGTCCTTCCCCTAATTTCTTTTGTATGAACTGCTGCTTTCCTTGTTTCTGGGTGTTTTTTATCTCTTCTTGTGCTTGTGTTAATGTGTACCCCTGTATCATCCAATAGTCAATTGTTCTTTTACTATGCCCAGTCATTGTTTTTGCTTTAGGGTACTGCTGTTTATACTCTGTTGTTTTTAAGTTATGCTCAGCAATAAGGTGAGTGTTCAAGGCTCTTGGCTCCCAGTGTCCGCAGATTTGGCAAGTTAGTCCCGGTGGTTTTTCTATATTCATAAAGTGCTTTATTATAAATAGGCTTACCACCACCGGGATTCCTGTTTCGGTGTTTATTTTTTCAAGTTAATAAAGAGGTTATATACCTGCCATCCGTATAGATGGTACCCGTCAATATTAAACTCTTCCCAAGGTTGTATCCAGAGGGTGTACGCTTCGCCTATGCTATTTACTAATTCTAGACCGTACTCCGGGTATTCGATTTCAATTACAGCGTTTTCATCAAGGCATTTTCCTCCTCCAGGATTACCGAATACAATACCTAGATCACCTGGACCAAAGCCTCCTTGAGTTAATTGGTTTAACATAGGCCATGGAGTAGGAATAGTAGGACGATAATCCTCTCTATAACGAGTTTCGATGTCTTTATTATACTCATGCCCGATATTCCTATCCTGTCCGGCTTTTAGCGCGTTATCAATCAAGTGACGAATGTTATCGTAGTCGCCTGAATTGAGTAAATCAACCGAGGAAAGTAATGCTGTCTTTAATTGTTGGTTCTTACAGAATGCTGTAAATTCTTCTTCTACATATTGAAGTTCGTCATCGGAATGTCTGTAAGCTTCTTTTAACTGCTCAACAATAGAGGTTTTAAGAACGTCGTTATCAATTTTCTTAACTTCTATTTTTAGAGTATCCATAGAGATAACCGTATGGTACTTACTCCAGTATTGTAGGATTTCATTTATAATCCATTTATGAGCTGGGTTTGGAAAATGCTCATCAGATAAAATATCATGAATATTCTGAACGAATTCTTTTCTTGTTAATAATGCTCCAATGGTTTTTATCTGGAAAGGAGCTCCGTAATCAATGAGGGTCTTTAGCGCTGACATATAACTTTTTCTCTATAACTTATTTTATATAAAAATACGAACTTTATCTGTGTTTGGCAAGCTTATTTTTACAATTATCAAAATGCCAACGTTTCATTATTCTCGGGTAGCTAGTAACATCGCAGTATGTACATTTAACTTTTTCAAGTGGGGTATCTAGTTTTGCCTGTCTCATTTTTTCTTTTGTTTCTTCTGTTACTTTTCTCCCAAGACCTGCTTTTTTTATTTTATTAATAGCTTCCTCTGAATGTTTTTTCCCTGTGTTTATTTCTCTAAGCCGCTGTTTTGTTTCTTCTGAGTGTGTTCGTCCTTTAGCTCCGGAAGATTTACCCCGTCTTTGTTCTGCTAATTTTTGTTTTGTTTCTTCTGTATGTTGCTTCCCAAGGTGGCTTTGTCTAATTTTTTCAATAGTCTCTTCCGAGTGTTTGTATCCTTGCCTTCCTTTTTGTATATTGGTTTTGTGTTCTTCTGAAAAGGTTTTTCCTTTCCAGTATTTCGCGCTATTGCTGCTCATTTTAGCTTTTACCTCTTCTGCTACTACCTTACCTTTATTACCTTCTCCTATTTTATTTTTAGTTTCCTCAGATAGTATTTTCCCTGTCAATGCAATACTGTTACTCTCCCCTATTTTCTTTTTTGTTTCTTTTGAGAGTCTACCGGATTTGTCTTTTGTTTTAGTTAATTTTAAATTTAAACCAGATTCAACTGTGTTATAATATTCTTGCCAGTATCTTTCTCGTATATTTAAACTTTCTTCTAAACATTCTTCTAATACTTCAAATATGTGTTTATCAACACCGTACTTAACAAAAGAGTTATAGAGCCGTGTTTGCCCTTTACACACCACTTTGTTATAATATCGCCACCGTTTTTCTATATTAACTGCTTGTCCTACGTACACCCTCCCCGATGGGGATGTAATTTTATAAATTCCAATCATACTTTCTTATAAATAGGACAGTATTAGTTATTTATACCTACTTAACGTAAAAAAAATATTTGTAACCCATTCGTGAATATTTTTAATAAAATGGCCGATCCCGTCTAATTCGTAGAGTTCTAAGAACTGCTTTTTGTAAAAGCTATTATTCTCTTCTGCAATCAAACCGTTGATATAAGCAACCTGTCTATCATCCAGGATTGGATTTTTTAAGTCCATTAATTTGTAATGGTTCTCAAGATTCTGTCTTCTGAATAAAATCTGTGCATATACTTTATGCTTTGAAAGATTATCTTCTGCATGCTGGAAAATATCTTCTAAAGTCATAGGAACGGTCATAATATCTGGGAATAACTTTAAAAGCGTTTTAGGACCCAGGCCTTTAATGCCTTCAATCTTATCTGATTGATCTCCAAGCATAGTCTTATAAATAATAAAATTATCCGGATGAATCATGAATTCCTTCTGTACATCCTTCGGTCCGTAGAATACTTTAGTTACCGGGCGGTACAAAGTTACTTTATCTGAGACAAGCTGGAGATAATCCTTATCTGAAGATACCATAATAACCTGTGAATTAAATCTTTCAGGTAATTCCTTAACCATGTAAGCAATCATATCATCCGCTTCTGCTTTATCAATCATACCAACTTTAATTGGTAAACATTGAAGGTAGTGAATGAATCTTGTTATTTGCCCAACCTTTGCATCATTCTCATCATCTAGATCATCAAAAGCATCCCAGTTTGTTATTCTGGTTATTCCTCGGTTTGATTTATACTCCGGAAGTAAATTCTTTCTGTTTGTTGAAGATCCTACTCCGTCAAAGATTACATACACCCCGGTCGGCTGTGAGAGTTGTATCAAAGATCCTAATGATCTAATAGAGCCTGCTAGACCTCCAATATGAGCTCCATCGGAGTTTGTCATATTAATGGTTGCAAAGTTTCTAAAGAATAAGTTTAATGCATCAATAATTAAAACCCGGGAATGAAAATTCTCACCTACCGGTGTTGTAATTTCTTCTTGCTTGATATTACTCAGCAAGGCTTTATAATCAACTGCCATGACTATAAAGATACGAAAAAAGCCCCTGCAAGGCAAGGGCTCTTTCTAAAAGTTTTAAAGTCCTATTCCGGTTCTTCTTGGAAGTAATTTGGTGTTACATCCTCGTAAGCTTCTTCTACTACTGTAAAGTCTCCCCCTCCTAAAATGGCTGACCATTCTTTAGAGTGAGCATCTTTGTATTTCTTAAGCTCCTTCTCGTCATCGTTTAAGAATCCGTGAGGGGTCATAATGATTTTACCTCTGGTTGTAATTCCGTTGATATGATTTTTATCAATCTGGAGATTAGTTCTTTTAGCAAATTCAACCTGCTTACCGTCTTTGATTGCTTTAATCTTAGAAGTACCTGCATTCATAATGTTACCAAACGTTACTACAAAGGTGGCATCATACCACATGGCAAATCCTCCCTTGTTCATAAGCTTGGGTTGTCCCATTGGTGATTCAGGCTTCTGAGTCCAGACCTTATTTACTACTACTAATGTATTAGTATAAGGAGAAGATTCTTTTCTAGACATTACAATCTTCTGATTTACTCCATTACCAAACTGGGTAGACATCGCTCCTGCATTCCATTCGTTATTATTCTTATTAGAACGTACTGAAAGTTCACAAGGTACTGATCCGATTGAATCCCAAAGGAATAATAAATCATAAGGTAAACTTCCTTTCTTCTGTTCGTCAATTAAGTCTAGAATGAATCCAGCAACATCCTCAATTGTATTTAGAGTTTCTCTATCAACATAGATAAAGAATCCACCGTAATCTGTAACTTCACCGGTTGTATGATCAACCGATTGTTCTACCTGAAGGCCCATTTGAATAGCATGTTCCCAGTTCCATTTCATCTCTGTAATAATGAATACCGGAAGTATGCCTGATTTTTGAGCTGATACTGCTGCTTCTAATAATGCTGTAGTCTTTCCTGTATCGGAATGGCCTCTTAGCATTACTATATGCCCCATTGGTATTCCGGGTATTGAAGTTACTTCCTGGAATGCATTAGAGAGTGGGATCCATTCTTGCGATTTAAATTTTACATTACCTGATAATAGTTTCTTCTCCTTAAATTTATCTAGAGAGAATCCTTTCTTAAGTTCAGCAGATACGGCCTCCGTTAGTGATGCGCTTTTCTTTGCCATAACTTAATTAGAAAGGTAAATCGTTATCGTCGTCGTTAAATAAAGAATCGAATTTGTCTGCTTTAGACTCTACTTTCTTTCCTTGAGTTTCTAAGGTGAAAGGACTAGCAGGTTTCTTCCAAGGTGCGTCTACTACCGGTGTTGATGGAGTAGCAGGTTTGTCGTCAAAGCTAGCAGCTGGTTCAGATGAGATTGCTCCCTCTTCTTCTTCTGGTGCAAGCCAACGTTGTAATAATGCTTTCATGTCATCGAAAGACATTCTAGAGAAAACCTTCAAAGGATCCGGTTGTTCGTTTAGGATCTTAGTTAACGTAGCTTGATCTTCTGCAAGACTAGTTTGTGCAGTTCTGGCACGTACTGTGGTTTTGTTAAAACCAGTTCCTGTTGTTTCTTTACCTACTGTTGTTAAATTCAAATCACGGCCGGTAACGATGTCGGTGTAATCCCCGATGTCTTCGTCTTCTACCATTGAAAGTAATTCCATGTAGATTTCTTTACCAAAGCCCCAAAGTTTAACTCCTTCAGCTTCTTCACCTCTAACGATGATAGGTACAAATACTCTCATTTTTGGATCAAGCTTACGAGCAAGGCTCCAGCTTTCTTTATCCTTCAAAGCTCGTAGTTCTTTTGCGAACTCAACGATAGGATCTTTTTCACCCCAGTTGGTTGGTGAGATTACTGGGTTTTTGTCAATACCATAGTGGAAGAATAATTCCGAGAATGGATTGGATTTATTGTACGCAGAAGGTACAATACGAATTGTTTGCTTGCCCACGGCAGGTTTCCAGAAGACATTCTTACGTGCCTCTCCAGAAGGACGGCTGTTCTGAGTTTGTAGAGCGGTTAGTTTTGCTCTGATCGAATTGATATCCATTTTTTATAACTTATTTGTAATATAGGTATTTTATTTTTGTAATGCAACTTTACTGTTACTTACTATTTCAATTAATTTTTTAAGACAAGCAAGTTCTGCTTCTTCGTATGTATTCTGTAAACCACCGTATATATCACCTTGTCGTTTACCTGTTATGCAGTATGTAGGTACATTCCTACCATATTCATACTCAACTTTAACCCATCCACATAAATTATACTGCTCTCTAAACCATCTAAATGCTTGTTGGTAAAGTGGAGT